TCGGCCTGCGCCGAGGCTGGCAGTGTCTTGCACGCGGCCCATTCCCAATCGAATGCGGATGCGTGTTCAATCAGATCAGGCTTAATATCGACGCTATCGCCAAAAAGTTCGCGGAACTTTTCGCGCTGGTCGGCGCAGGCGCGCAAGGCAATCAATTGCTGATAGGTAATGGCGCTCATTTGCAGTGCTCCATATGAAGCCGAAGGAACGCCTCAGCGCATACGCGCTCGAACTCGGCCAGCGCCGCGCTGCGCACGCGCTCGAACTCGGCCCATGCCAGGGCGCGCACGCGCTTGAACTCGGCCTGCGCCGGGGCGATCACGCGCTCGTACTCGGCCCCTGCCAGGGCGCGCACGCGCTTGGACCCGGCCCGCGCCGGGGCAATCACGCGCTCGGACTCGGCCCATTCCGGGGCGATCACGCGCTCGTACTCGGCCTGCGCCGCGCTGCGCACGCGCTCGTACTCGGCCTGCGCCGGGGCGCGCACGCGCTCGAACTCGGCTCGCGCCGCGCTGCGCACGCGCTCGTACTCGGCCCGCGCCTCAGCGCATACGCGCTTGAACTCGGCCAGCCCCGGCGCGATTTCCACGCTATCGCCAAAAAGTTCGCGGAACTTTTCGAGCTGATCGGCGCAAGCGCCCATATCAACTATCTGCTGGTAGGTAATAACGCTCATTTGCAGTGCTCCATATGAAGTCGCAGAAACGCCTCAGCGCATACGCGCTTGAACTCGGCCAGCGCCGCATCACGCACGCGGTCGAACTCGGCCAGCGCCAGGGCAATCACGCGCTCGGACTCGGCCAGCGCCGCATCACGCACGCGGTCGAACTCGGCCAGCGCCAGGGCAATCACGCGCTCGGACTCGGCCAGCGCCGCATCACGCACGCGATCGAACTCGGCCTGCGCCGCGTCATACACGCGCTTGAACTCGGCCCACGCCGCGTCACGCACGCGATCGGCTCGCGCCAGCGCCGGGGCAATCACGCGCTCGGACTCGGCCAGCGCCGCATCACGCACGCGGTCGAACTCGGCCAGCGCCGGGGCTGGCAGTGTCTTGTGCGCGATCCATTCCCAGTCGAATGTGGATGCGTGTTCGATCAGCTCAGGCTTAATATCGGTGCTATCGCCGAACAGATCGCGAAACTTTTCGCGCTGGTCGCGGCAGGCGCGCAAGGCAACCAATTGCTGGTAGGTAATGGTGCTCACGGTTCGCTGCTCCTATGTGCGCTCAGTTGAGTGCCTGGCGGGTATTCTACCGGGGGGTGCAAACCTGTCAAGTGATTACTTGCGGCAGCATTCAAAAGTGCGAACTGCGACACAATATCCGCCTAGCGCCGATCCGCAACCAAGCCCATCCCGATAGGCAGCCAAAAGCGCCCGATTGGCAACCAAGCAGCCCCTCACGCCCGGCCAGGGCCGCGCCCAGGCAGTCCACGCACACAGTATGCATACCGCATACGGCCAGGGCCGCGCCCAGGCAGTCCACGCACACAGTATGCATACCGCATACGGCCAATCCCGCACCGGGGCAGCTCGCGATGCTATGCTGCAGCGCACACGCATTATGTGTGCGCGTTGTTACTTATTATTAACGCGTGGGTGAGGTTCTGACGATCTCACGGATAGTAGGAGGGGCAGGATTTGAGCCCCGTAGCCGTTATCTATTTAACGATATTAATCGTATTTCGGTGTAAACGTATCCCGGACCCACGGGCCCATTTGGGCCCATTTGGGCCCGAATGGGTCCGGCAAATGCCCATCCCGGACCCATCCGGACCCATCACCCTTTAGGGATGGGTCCGATGGGTCCGGAGATGCACAAACCCGGTTAGTTGGAAGCACAGAGGGGCATCACGCTGCCATCCCGGCAAGTGTTAAATGAGCGGCCAGGGCGCGGGCTAATTCCAGCTCGAATCGCCGGAACTCCCGCAACGGGAGGGTAGCGGGCGCCGTAACACATTGATAGTCATCACGATGCGCGCCACGGAGTGGATAACCCGCCCCGTCGGGCTATCCACAAAGACCATCCAAGAGGACATAATCGAGCGCTTGTTGGGGCGTTTGCGGTCCTGCGAGCCGCGAAAAACCGCTTCCCGAAATCGCGTTTGGCCCGGCGCAGTAAGCCACACGTAGAGTTTTCGTAAAAATTTTAAATGAATTCATACGGTTAAACGGTTACACGTTGGAACCGGAAAAAAAATTCAAAACTACCCTGTTAAAAAATTCAAAAGTCGGTAACTATGCTAGGACAGGACCCGAAAAGTCCTTGCACAGCCTCTGCCCCGTACTGAGGGCAAGCCAGAACGCCGCTGCACCGTCACACGGTCTCGCGGCACCACTACCCCCGGCACCGACTCGTCGATGCCGCCATCCCTCGTGATGGTGCCGCCGCTGGGCGGCTAGCAGCCGCGCGCCCCCACTGATCCGGCAAGGCGCAACGCACCAGCATCCCTCGGGCGCCCCGCGCCGACACGCCAGACCAGTCCATCGTTTCCGCCCCGCCGGGCGCTGTCTTCTCCCGGCGCACCGGCGCGGATTCGCGGCGAGCACTACTGGCACACGCACGGGGCGCCTGACCTCATCTGCAACGGGAGAAGTTCATGAAACGATTTGCGATTGCCCTGGCGGCCAGTGTGCTCGTGTTGCTCGCGACGGTCACGTTCTTCAGCCGCTGCGCTTCTGCCGCGGCCGCGGCCGCGGAGCAAGCTCCCTCGGTGACGGCGAAAGCGACCGATCCGTACGACGCCGACTACAAGCTCATGTCCGGCGTGCTCCTGTTCGCGATCAACGACAAGGCCGTCGCGGTCGTGTTCGTATCGACCGGCGGCAAGACCGCGGCGTTCTCGGCGAAGGAATGCCAGAGCGACGATGAATGCAACGCGCTCGTGCAGCGTGCGATCAAGGACCACAAGGTCGAAGTGCTGAACGTGCCGTACGGGCAAGCGGTGTGAACTCGCTGAAGTGGCGCGACGTCCTTTGCGAAAGGGACGGCGTCACGCCCTGCTTCGTGCGGGTGCTGACGATCGTCGGCGTGCTCGCGTACGTGGCGCTGACCGGGTACGCGATCGTGCGCGGCCAGACGATCGGATACAGCGAGTGGGCGGTGGGGTTCACGACGATCCTCGTGGGCGGCGCGGGCGGCGCGCGGCTGAAGCTGCAGACCGAGAACGGCGAGCCGGACGAGGACGTCGGCGATAACCACAGCGGCGCGGATCGGGATTGGAGAAGCCAGTGATCAGCATCATCGAAGCGTTGTTCGGGTCTAAGGTCGGGCGTGTGCTCGCCGAGATCCTGTTCGGCCTGATCCTCGCGGCGGCGCTCGTGCTGCACTTCGAGCACGAGGGCGCGAAGCAGGCGCTGGCTAAGATGCAGGCATCGAGTGCCGAGCTGGTGCAGACGGTCACACGTCAGAACGCCCAGACGACCGCACAGTACGAGGCGGCAGTCGCCGCTAACCAGGAGAAGACCCATGAAGCCCAAGCCAGCGTTGCTACTTTGCAGTCTCGGCTTGCTGACAGCGTGCGCCAGTACGACGCCTATCGCAGTGCGCACCCCGACGTGGCAGGTGCCGCCGGTGCCGGCGGCGCAGCGCAGCCAGGAGAATGCGGACCTGAGGACTGCGGCGCGCTCGTTGAACGACTGGCAGTGCGCGGTAACGAGCTTGCCGGGAGCGTCGGCGACCTCAGCGCCGATCTGCAGTCCTGCCAGCGCGACCGCGACGCCCTGACCGGGCAGCCTCGGCTGACCACGGCACCCGAGTAACAACACCCCCGACGGACCGAAAGGCCGCACCAGCGGGGGTTTTCAACCAGGAGAAGATCATGACAGACACCAACCCGGTACTCGTGCCCGCGCAGGGCGAAGAGCCGCAGATCGTCAAGCTCGGCACGGTGGCCGCGGGTAACATCGCCATGGCGCTGAACCTCGGGCGGGAGCACGTCTCCACCATCGAGCGCGCCATCAGCGACGAGATCAACGCGATGAGTTCGCACTTCACGCTCGCGTTCGCGGACATCCGCGACCAGTACGAGGTGGAGCTGGCGAAGGTCAAGTCGGCCTTCACGTTCGTTGCGGCTAACAAGCTGGCCGTGATCGGCGCGAGCGTCGCGCTGTTCGTTGCCGGGGCGGTCGTTGGCCATCTCGCGTAATGAGCACCGGCGACGACTGGCTGGACGTCGGGCCTGCGACGGCTACGAAGGCTTCTGACGACGACTGGCTGAACATCGAGGACGGCAACGCGCACAAGATCGCACAGCCGTTCCAGGCACTGATCGATGCGTGCATGCGCGGTACCGACCGTGTGATGGCATGCGACGGCCAGTACCTTGCGTACCGCCCGTTCAACCGCGCGTTCGACAAAGAGACGAACCCGCGGACGAAAGAGCGCTTCAACATGTTCCTCGAGAGCGGCTTCTACAAGCACCTCGGGACGTTCGATGAAGTGCAGGTGTACGAGCTGACGCCGGGCAATCCGTACCGGCACGAGGCGAAGCAGTACGTCATCGGCCAGGACTACTGGAAGGACATCCGCAAGGCGGCGACCGCCGCGGTGCATCGGGCGTGGTCGGACTACCACGACATCCTCGGTGCGATGGCGACGGCGCTGAAGTCCGGCCGCGATCCTCTGTTCGCGAAAACCATGTGGGACGATACGTTGAACCAGGTCGCGATCATGATCAAGCAGCTCGGCGGCAAGGACGGCCCGAGCGAGAAGGAAGTGAACGAAGGCTTCGTCGGCGTGCGGCGTGCGCGCGGCATCACGGGGCGTACGGGCGTGGTCGTGCTTAACTCGGACTCACTTCCGAAAGTCGGATTCGATGGCAAGCGATGATTGGCTGGACACGTCGCCTACGCCGGAACCGATAGCGTTTCCAGCCGACAGCGAGACGCCAGCGGACGCGACGCTTCCGGCGTTGCCGCTCGGACCGCAGGCGATCGCGGCCGCGAGTGATGCGGCCGACAAGCGCGCCCGATTCATCGTGGCGTGGGAGTCGCTGGCCGAGAGACAGCGCGTGTTCCTGAACACCTGGCGTGAGTGCCGGTTCAACGCCCGTCGCGCCCTGCGCGTATTGGGGGGCACCACGCACCGTGTGGGGAAGTCGACGATCCACAACTGGATGGCCGACCCTCATTTCGAGTACGCGCGCACGCTGCTGCGTAGCGCGAGCATCGAAGAGATTCTGTCGCGGGACAACCTCGTCGCGCGGCACGATGACGTTGTCGAGACGCTGCTGACGCCCAAGCCGATACTGCACCAGGGCTTCGCGACCGGCCACTACGAAGTGGACGCCGCCGCCGCCGGCAAGGCGAACGAGGTGTTGCTGCGGCTCGGCGGCCACCTGAAGGACAAGGACATCGACGTGAACGTCGGCATCGTCGGTCCGTCACTCGTGATCCAGGTCGTGCAGCCCAGCGGCGACGTGATTGATGTGACGCCGCAGCACGTTACTGTCGAGCTGCCCGAACCTGAAGCGTCGGGCAAGGAATGGCTCGATGTCTAAGACTCCCGCGCGAATGGAAAGCGAGTTGGAGCGCGTGAAAAATGGCGTTTAGCCCTATGGGGCCGATCGCGGGAGCGTTCTGCCTCGATAATCACGAAGTCGCTGCGATCATGGGTCCGGTGGGCTCCGGTAAGACTTCTGCGTCGATGCTCCGCATCGGCCGGCACGCCTTCGAGCAGTATCCGCATGAAGGTGTCGCGCGCACCCGTTTCGCTGTAGTGAGAAACACCGGGCCGCAGTTGCACGACACCACACTCAAATCGTGGATGAAAATTTTCCCGACCGACGGGAAGTACAGGAAGTGGACCTCGACAACGAAAACGCAAGTATGGCGTTTTCAGCCCGCAGGCATGAAGCATCTACTTCATTGCGAAGTGATCTTCAGAGCGCTTGACGACGAGGACGACGTAGCGAATCTGTTGTCACTCGAAGTCACGGGCTTTTACTTTAACGAGCTGCGCGAGGTCAACACACAAATCCTTGCGCACGCCGGCCGCCGCGCGGGGCGCTACCCAGGCGCGGACCAGGGCGGATGCCGCTGGCGCGGATGGATCGGCGACACCAATCCCTGGGCGTCGACGAGCGACCTGCACGAGATGTTCGTGGCGAACAAGCGCGAGGGCTATGCGTTCTTCAAGCAACCGGGCGGCATGGACCCGGACGCCGAGAATCTCGAGAACCTCGAGCAGACCCGCGAGACGCTCGCGCTGCCGTGGAACGATCCGCGCCGCCGCGAGCAGGGCCGCACCTACTACATCAACGCGCTGCGAGACTACAGCGTCGATGATGCGAACATGTTCGTGCACTGCAAATACGGTGCATCGCGCAGCGGCAAACCGGTACACCCGTCATACGATGACAATGTGCACTGCCAGCCGTTCGAGCTGATTCGGGTCAGCCCCGGTAAGAGCGCGGCGTTCACGCCGATCAAGATCGGCTATGACAACACCGGGCGTAACCCGGCCGCGATTATCGCGCAGCGCACGATGAACGGTCAGTGGCGCCTGCGGTACGAGTTCATCGGCGAAGGCATGGGCATGAAGGCCCACGCCAAAGCGCTGCACCGGTTCCTCGAAGAGAAAATACCGGACTATCGCATCGAGAAGATCACGTGCGATCCGGCGGGCGCCGCGAAAGGCGCCGACGATCTGGACATGCGTATGGTCATTCAGGCGGAGTTCCCCGGCGTGTCCGTGGTGAACGCCCGGACGAACGACCCCGACACACGCATCGCGGCGGTCGAAGATCCGCTGCGACGCATGGTGAACGGCGCCCCCGCGCTGATCGTGCATCCGGATTGCAAGATCCTGCGCACGGCGTGGTTGTCGAAGTACCAGTACCGCAAGCTGAAGATCGCGGGCGAAGAGCGGTACACCGAGTCACCGGACAAGGTGACACCGTACGCGGACATCGCGGACGCCGTGCAGTACCTGATGCTCGGCGGCGGCGAGGGTCGTGTGAACTCGGACGGCGGGGTCAACGACGTGAAGTGGCCGGCGAAGGGCCAGGCGATCACGCCGAAGCCGCCGAAAGAGCCCACTGGCAAGAAGCGCCACGACGGCCCGACTTTTGACCCACGTAACGGGAGTGTTTTTCGCGATGGCTGGTAAGAGCCTTGTAGACGAAGCGGACGGCTCAAGCCTGGTCGATCCGCGGCCGAAGACGTCGACGGTGTTCGTGATGCGCCACGGCCGCACGTCGCTGGATGTGCAAAGCCGTTCGGACGGCTGGCTGGATCTGCCGCTGTCGGACGAGGGTCAGCTCGAGCTGATCGAGTCGCAGCAGATGCTGAAGACCACGCCGCTGGCGAAGATCTACGCGCCGGACCTGAAGCGCACGCGGGAGACCGCAGAGCTGGTGCAATCGGGTGTGCTGTCGCAGCCGAAGATCGTGATCGACGATGCGGCAAAGACTTGGAATCTCGGCGTACTCGCCGGGACGAAGAAGCGCTACAGCCGCCCCGAAGTGCGCGAGCTGATCGCGGACCCGAACAAGAAGCCGCTGGGCGGCGAGTCGTACAACTCGTTCCTGACTCGGTTCTTGCCGTGGTTCGAGTCGAAGGTGAAAGAGGCGGCAAAGGCGCCGATTTTGGTCATCTGCTCGGGATCGAATCTGCGGCTGCTCGGCGACCATTTGCTGGGCAACCAGGACGCGGTGGATCTGACCGAAGGCGGCTTGGCCGTGCTGTATTACTCAGGGGGAAGTTGGGGTGGAGAAGTGCTTCTCGGACACGAAGACGACGGAGAGAACGAGAGCGCTTAGCCTTCTCGATACTGCGGGCATGAAGGTCCGCGAGTGGTACGTCACGTACCACGATAGACCGCCCGACAACATGTGGGTGTTCAATCACCTGAAGCCGGGCTTCCGGCATGTCGAGCTTGCGAAGGAACTTCGCTACGGGCCAGGCGCCAACGACGTGGGCTGGCTCCTGTATCTGCCGACGTACGAGATGCTGGAAGTCGATCTGTGCGTCGATCCGCGCCCGCCATGGGTGCGATGTCCAAACGCCACCGTCCAGAAAGTTACGACGGTGTGCCCGCTGATGGGAATGCGCAGTTGGTGGGACATGGGTCCGCCGACGTGCGTTGAAGCCGCGAAGTGGGCACTAGGCATCCGATCATTTTTCACACGTACGCCGTGGCAACTCCACGAGTACATACGGAAACGCAACGGGGTTTTGATTAATGAGCAAAGGCGGTGGAGGCGCACAAGAGACGCTGCAACAGCAGCAGCTCCAAACCGAACAGTCGCTCACGAATGCGAACCTCAACCTTGAGGAAAATCAGCAGCGCAAGTCGATCCTCAACGCGATGATGGGTACCCGCGTGTTCCGCGGGTCCGCTCTCTCGCGCGCTGTGGTCGGCAACACCCCCGGCACGGGCGGTGAAGCTGCGGCTCCGGCGCCCAGCGCAAGCCAACTGAGCCCGCTGGTGTCCCCGATCAACGAGCAGAGTCTGATCGATGTGCGCTCGTCGTCGCGCGGCGCGACCACGGCCGGGGGTGCCGGCGCGTCCGCCAGCCTCGGTGGCCCTGCCGCTCCCGGCGTTAAGAACGGGCGTAAATAATGGGCCTGCTTTCGAAATTGCCGAGTGGGCTCGAGGACGCGGAGGCGCTGCTGCGCCGCCGGCAGTCGGCCAACACGAAGCGCGAACTGTGGCGTGCGCTATACCGCGACGCCTACCTGTACGCGATGCCGTCGCGCGAGACGTTCACGTGGCACACTGAAGGGCAGTACCGGAACAACCGGCTGTTCGACTCGACGCTGCAGGAAGCGACGTACACCGCGGCGAACACGTTGTGCGCGCTGCTCTTCCCGAGCTGGGTGGAGTGGGTGCAGCTTGCTCCTGGCGCCTCGCTGACGCCGGACGTGCTCGAGCAGCACCCGGAGATCATTGACGGCCTGCAGAAGGCGACGAAGACGTTCTTCCACTACCTGAACGCTTCCAACTTCAACACGGTCATCAGCGAAGCTGCACTGGACCTGCAAGTGGGCACAGCCGCGATCACGTTCGATGAGGGTGACAGCGACAGCCCGTTCATATTCGAGTCAGTGCCGACATCGTGCCTTGAGTTGGAGAACGGTCCGAACGGCATCATCGAGACAACGTTCATGGAGCGCAAGCCCGAGGCGCGCAATCTGCTGCGCCTGTATCCGGGGCTTGAGCTGTTCGATCTGCCGGAAGCAACGCAGAAGCTCGTAAAGGATTCGCCGGAGACGAAAGTCTCGGTCATCCAGTGCGAGATCTACGACCCGGAGACGAAAAAGTATTACGGGGTCGTACTGGATCTGAGCGGCCCGACGATCATCTGGCGGTACGACTTCGGCGTCAGCAACCCAATGATCGTGGCGCGCGCGTCGAAGACTGCGGGCGAGACCTACGGCCGCGGCCGAGTGCTGCTGGCGCTGGCCGATGCCCGGACGCTCGATCGTATGCAGGAGTTTGTGCTGTCGCAGGCGGCCCTGTCTATCGCCCCGCCGATGACCGGCGTGAGCGACGGCGTGCTGAACCCGTACACAGCCAGCCTGACGCCGAACACGATCATCCCGGTGGCCAGCAATGCGGACGGCTCGCCGTCGCTGCGGCCGATCCAGCTGGGGCAGAACTTTTCGATCACGGAACAGATGATGAAGGATCTGCGCGAGCGCGTACGGCGCACGCTACTGGGTCCCGAGCCGAGCGAAGGCCCGGTGAAGAGCGCGACCGAGATCAGCATCGCGGATCGCAACCGGCTGTGGGCGATGAACGGCGAGTACACGCGCATCCAGGCGGAGCTGCTCGACAAGATTGTCAAGCGCGGCGTCTACATCCTCGGCAAGAAGGGGTTGATGCCGAAGCTGAAGATCGATGGCAAGTCAGTGACCGTAAAGTACGTGTCGCCGTTCGCCACGACGCAGAACGCGAACGACCTGTTGTCGTTGCAGAAGACGGTACAGACGCTGAACGAGTTCGGCCCGCAGATCGGCCAGTCGATGATTAGTACCGGCTTGAAGGTTAAGGACGTACCCGCGTACGTCGCACGGTTGAACGGCGTTCCCGAGAAGCTGGTCATGACCGACGCCGACAAGCAGGAGCTGGTGCAGCAGGGCTTGCAAGCCCAGCAAATGCAGCAGCAGAACGAAGTGGCGCACACCGGGAACCTCGCCGCGGCGCAAGCCCAGGGCGAAGCAGGGCCGCCACAGCAGCAAGGCGGACCGTCGCCGGTACCCGCGCAGTGACGCCGTTCGTCTAGCGGCCAGGACCCGACATTGTAGTCGGAAACGCGGGTTCGAGTCCCGCACGGCGTTTTCAGGGGGAGAAGCGGAGTGGTTGAAGACAAAGACGATTGGCTGTTTCCCAATGCAGGGAAGCAGCGTGCGGACGCCAAGGAAAAAGGCTTGGTTTTCGCGCAAAAGTATCTCGTGTTCGCCGGCCCGACGTCGGACCCACGGGCACGCGAGCTGCTCGAGCACTGGACGGCGATTGCGCGGCGAACGCGCATCCCGGTCGGCGCATCGGCGCAGGAGTACGCGGCGCATAACGCACTGCGTGAGTTGGTGGAAGGCATACACCAGCAGATTGAGTTTGCCATGCAAGGGCAGAACGTGCCCCAACCGAGGACGAAATGACCGAGACCACACCCGCAGCCGCTCCCGCGGCACCTGCGGCGGCCCCGGCAGCGCCAGCAGCTCCGGCTGCGCCTGCGGCCCCCGCGACTCCCCCTGCTGCTCCGGCAGTCCCTGCTGCTCCGGCAGTCCCTGCTGCTCCGGCAGCCCCTGCTGCTCCGGCGGCTCCGGAAGCCCCTGCTGCTCCGGCGGCTCCGCCGCTGGTTGCACAGGCAGCCACCGACTCGCTGATCCCGGCCGACCCGGCAGCACCGGCCGCCGCACCGCAGACCGAAGCGGAGAAGATCGCCGCCGCCCGTGAGCTGGTAAAGCAAGCGGATGCCGCAGCCGATCCGAACAGCGGCAAGGCGTGGCTGCTGCACGATGGCGTGATGGGCCAGGGCGAAAAGCCCGCATGGTTCAAGAACGAAAAGTATCGAACGGTCTCAGCGCAGGCCGAGGCATACACGGCGCTCGAGTCGCGCTTCGGCTCGTTCGTCGGTGCGCCGAAAGACGGCAAGTACGAAGTTAAGCTGCCCGAGGGCTCGCCCGCCAGCGCGACGGTCGGCGTTGACACGCCGATCTTCAAGGATTTCACGAAGTGGGCGGCGGAGCACCAACTGAGCCAGGACGGCTTCAACCAGTTGCTCGGCTTCCTGGCGCAGGACGTTGCCAGCCGCATGCCGAACATGGGCGCGATCAAGGAACGCCTCGGTGCGGATGCGGACAACCGCATATCGACCGCCTCGGCGTGGGTTAAGGCGAACCTCGGCGCGGACGGTTTCAATACCTTCCGCCAGGCGACGACAGGCGCGAACGCCGACGCGGTGTTCAAGCTGGTCGAGCAACTGGTCAATAAGACCGGTCAGGTGCGTATGCCGAAGCCCGGTGCGGATGTTCCCGCAGCGCAGGGTGCCGGCGGACTCGCCGAGATCCAGAAGGCCCACGGCGCGCGTACGCCCGACGGCAAGCTCAAGACCGATGTTGATCCGGCCTACAAGGCGGAGATCGAGAAGCGGTACCGCGACTACTACGCGGGATTGGAAGCCTAGTGCTTTACAGAGCGTCTTAGCGAAAGCTAGGGCGCTCGATAAAGCATGAGCCGCGGGGACCTCGAAAGAGCCCGCACCAGCGAAATGCCGTAAGTGCTACGAGACAGCGCAAGGCGAGAGAGGGCCGGCAACGGGACCCCGATCAAGCACAAGCCGTGGAAGGCGGCAGACGACACTCTCCCTTTAACCTCGTTTTAGGAAACAACACATGTCCATCTATTTGGGCGGTACCTACACGAGCACGACCAACGCCGCGATTGCCGCTTTCGACACCGAAGTCAAGCTGGCATACCAGGGCGAAGGCGTGCTGCGTTCAAGCGTCCGCGTCAAGTCGGGTGTGGTCGGACAGCAGTTCGCGTTCCGCAAGATCGGCGCCTCGGTGGCCTATCAGCAGACCGCGAGTGCCGAAGAGATCACCCCGAACGACACCAGCCACACCAAGATTTTCGCGACGCTGACCAACTGGCGCGTTGGCGACTACACCGACCTGTTCGACCAGGCGGAGACCAATATCGACGAGCGCACCTTCCTCGCGAAGGACAACGCACGGGCGATCGGTCGTGCCGAGGATCAGCTCATCATCAACGCGCTGGCGGCCGTAAGCGGCCCGGCGGGCACCGTGGCGTCCGGCTATGCCGGTACCAACACCGGCCTGACCGCGGACAAGATTCGGCACACCAAGCGCTACCTGGTGCAGCAGCAGGCGTCGGGCGGCGACCACACGATGGTAATCAATGCGATTGCCCTCGAGACGGCGCTGGCCGAGATCGAAGTGACGAGCGCCGACTATCAGACGATGCGTCTGCTGGTCGATGCCGACATGAACAACAAGAAGGCGTTCGGCTTCACGTTCAAGGTGCTCGAAAATCGCGTCGAGGGCGGTCTGCCCACCGGTTCGACCAACGTCACGGAGTGCTTCGCGTATGACCGTGCCGCGGTTGGTCTGGCAACGGCGATCGAGCCGCAGTCCCGTGTCGACTACATCCCGCAGAACAATGCGTGGCTGTCGCAGTCGATCTACATGGGCGGCGCGGCCATCATCGATCCGCTGGGCGTCGTGGTCGTCAACGTCTACGGCACCTGAGAGGAATCACACATGGCCTTTTCAAGCTACAACACGCAGTTCACTCGGATCGGACCCCCGAATGACAACTGCCCGACGATCTGGGTCTACAAGGCGACGGAGTCGACTCTCGACACCGTGGCGGCCAGCGGCTACTTCAACGCCGTGGCCAACAAGCTGAAGGTGGGCGATCTGGTGTACTTCACCACGGCCGCTTCCCCTTGGCTGGCCGGCCTGGCAGTGGTGAAGAGCAACACGCGCAATCTGACGAGCGTTCCGCCCGTCAGCGGCGTGGTGGATCTCTTCAACTTCACCGCCATCAACACGAGCATCAACAGCGGCTAATGCTGCGGGGGCCGGACTTCGGTTCGGCCCCTCTTTCTTTGAGGACTACATGGCAATAGTTGTCCCGAGCGGCGATCCCGCTTACCCGATTTACGCCCAGATGGTCGCCAACCAGGCGACGATCACGGCAAACAAGAACCCGGCGCTAACCAATCGGCTGCGTCAGGACCTTCCCGAACTTCAGCGCCAGCTCGTGAACGCCCTGTTCTCGCGCGGCGCCATCACTCCCGCCAACGTCATCAGCGCATGCACGTTCGGCGGCGGTGACACCAACTCCTACTGAGGTAGCACATGACCGCAGTCACCGTCAGTGCGAACGACCTTGCGAACAGCGTTCTGCAGGGCGAGATCACAAACCTCGGCACGCAGATCACTGCGGCCAATGCCGCGGGCAACTACCCGCTGGCCGCAGAGCTGACCACGATCCAGACCGCCAAGCAAATCCAGCTCGTGTCGAGCTTGGTTGCGCAGGGCTCGATCTCGGCCGCCACGATTCTGGCCGGCAGCGCGGCAGTGTACACGGTACCGCCGCAGTTCAGTCAGGGTCCGATCCCGCTGTAAGCCGTGTCGTCGTACACCAAGTGGATACCGTTTCAGCTTGCGTGCCGGCTTCGCTGCCTGCAGCAGGGTTCACTGAACGTCGGTAACACGCGCCAGAACATCGCGAACCTGCAGTCGTTGTGCATCTCGAATGCCAACGGCGCGTGCACTTACGCGAAGTGGGGGGTGCTGCGCACGGCGGGTACGAACCCTGTGTCGTACCTGCTGGTGTATCCGGCATTGGTTCCTGGGTTCGTCGCTCCGATTCATTCGTGAAGACGTTCCTTGTCGTTGGCAGCGCGCCGTGCCTGTTCAGCGACGTACAGCGAGCGCTGTACATTCGGCCGTTCGCTTCGATCATGCTCGTGAACGGCGCGTGCACCGCGATCGAAAACGCGGAGCATGTGCTGGCCGGGCACGAAGAGAAAGCCGAGTTCTTTGCCCGCGAGCGGCGTCGGGTCTTCCCGAACGCGCCTCCGTGGCGGCTGCACGCGACGACGTTCCCGCACCGGCAGGCGGCGTGCAAGGAATTGTTTCCGTCTGTGACGGATTGGCACAACCACGAGAAGGGCGTGGGTGCTACGTCCGCCAGCAAGGCCGCGAAGATTTGCTTCGACTTGGGCGCCAAGGAAGTGATCTTGTGCGGATGCCCGCTGAATGAGCCGGGCTACTTTGAGGGCGAGGCGCAGGTGCCGCAGCACATCATGTGCGAGCGCATTGGCGATCACGGTATGTCGCGCACTGGTATCCCGGTGCAGCAGATGAGGATCATCAAGGGATACCGCGAGAAGTTCAAGATACTCGCCGAGACGGAGTTCAAGGGGAAGGTATTCAGTATGTCTGGTTTCACTAAAGATTGTCTGGGCTTGCCCCGAGAGGACTATATCTAATGACCGTTTCACCGCGAGTCGGCGACAACGCCGGCACTCTGCTTCAGAGCAACATCACGGCGCTGACTTCGCAAATCTCTGCGACGTCGAGCCCGCTGCATAAGGCCGCGATGCAGGCACAGCTCGATCAGCTTCAGCGTGAGCTGGTCTATCACTACTTGGATGTGAACCGGCTTTCGGCCGCGACCATCCTCTCGACGATGACCTGAGGATCAAGCAATGGCAGTTTGGGTAAATCTGAATCGCGCGGCGAAGTTTCCCGAAGTGGAAAAGGTCTACAAGCGCGCGGGTTGGGGCCAAGGCACCGGGCAGGGCAGCGACGGCGCGGCCGTGCCGGCCAGTGCGCGCAAGGGCTTTCTGACGTACGTGAAGTACCTCGTGCAGGGCGCCGCCAACGGCACGATCGCGCGCCCAGCATGGATTCGTCTGTCGCCGAATGCGTCGAACGACTGGCAGGACGTGCAGGTCGATGTGACTGCTATTCCGGGCGTGCGCGTGTTGGGCGCCAACGGCAAGTGGAACAACCCGGCGAACTATAACGACTGATGCCGCGAGTTCTCACCGTTCTTCGAAGCGGCGGGGACTTCACGCCTCTGCACGTTCAGGCGATGCAGCGGCAGGTTCAGCGATGGGCGCCTGCGGGCACTGTGTTCAGTTGTCTGTCGGATATCGACATACCGGGGGTGGAGTGCATACCCCTTCGACATAGTTGGCCGCGCTGGTGGGCGAAGATGGAAATGTTTCGGCCGGACATACCGGGCGACTTCCTCTACACCGATCTCGACAATGTTCTGCTCGGGCCGATCGATGACTTCTTTCCGGGGAAGTTCACCGTTAACGGCGAGTTTGGTTCGGGCCTGATGTACGTGCCGGACTCTGTGCGCTCGCTCGCGTGGGATGCATTCACCGCAGACCCGAAGCGCTACATCGAGCATCACGCCGTAGCTCGTCCAAACGTCCAAGGGCGCGCGCAGATCGGCGATGACGCATTCGTTGGAGCGACGCTTGGCCATCTGCGCTCACGCTGGGAAGACGTTGCACCCGGACAGATCGTACTGGTGACGGAAGCCGTACGCATCCCCGGCACGCATTTCCCACCGAACGCGCGCATTTGCATCTGTTGGGGCGCGAGGCAGCGACCGTGGGTGCTTTGGAAGTTCAAACATCTGAGGCTCTACGATGCACCTGCTTCCGTCCCGCGGCCGGCCTGCGCAGCTACAGCGCTTCTTCGATGAGGGCAAGCCCGAACAGCCGGGCGTCGTCATAACGGAAGAAGACCAGGCTGACCGTTATTCGCGAATAGCGAAGCCCGAGAACTGGAAGATCCTTGTGCTGCGCGGCCCGCGCGTCGGGTTCGTCGCGGCAGCGAACGCCGGCTTTGAGGCGTTTCCGGATGAGCCGTGGTACGGCCAGTCAGGCGATGACAGCGTTGGGCGCACGCCCCATTGGGACACGCTGTTAGGCCAGGCCGCCACTCCGAACAAGATCGTGTGGCCCAACGATCTATTCGGCGGGCGTTGCACCCAACCGTTCATCGGCGGCGAGCTGTGCCGCGCGCTCGGTTGGTTTGCATACCCGAAGCTCGGGCATCTCTTCTGCGACACCGTATGGGGTGACATCCAGAAGCGACTCGGTAACGGCGGCTACATGCCGCACATCGTCTACGAGCATCTGCACTGGTGCTGCGGCAAAGCAGTGATGGATCAGACGGCGCACGAGCGCAAGACGAGCGGCGATGACCGCACGTACAAGCAGATTGATTGGAATGCAATTTTGGAGAAGGTGAAGCCATGTCTTACACAGCGCGGCTCGACTGTCGCATCTGCGAAAAGCCACTCGAGCACGTCGTCGACTTCGGCGTACTTGCTCTGACGAGTCAGTTCCCGCGCCCCGGTGCGCAAGCGATGCGTGCGCCGTTGCATCTCATGCGGTGCACGCATTGCAAGCTGCTGCAGCTCAAGCACACCGTCGATCCGTCGATCATGTACACGGACGGCTACGGATACGCCAGCGGCGTCAACGAGCAAATGGTCGCGCACCTGACCGACTTGGTGGACTTCGTGGCAGCGCGCTACGACGTGCAGCCGTTTGACCCCGTGCTCGATATCGCCTGCAACGACGGCACGCTGCTTCGCGCATGGGAGCCGTACAAAGTCGTACGGTACGGAGTCGACCCGGTGGCTAGTTTCGTAAAAGGCTGCCACATCAACCGCCGCTATTTTGAGGCGGGCGTCTACCGCAACATGAAGGTCATCACGTCGGTCGCCGTGCTTTACGACCTCGACAACCCGCGCGCGTTCGTCCAGGGCATCGCCGACGCACTGACACCCGACGGTGTGTGGGTTGTGGAAGTGCAGTATGCCGGCGAGATATTCGAGGGCAAGTGGGATCAGATATGCCACGAGCACCTCTGTTACTACGGCCTGAGCCACCTGCTGCTGCTGGCGCACGCTGCCGGGTTGTTCTTCGACTATGCGGAAGTGAACCCGTCTAACGGCGGCTCGCTTCGCGTGTGCTTCACGAAGAAGGCGTCGAAGCGGCCGTTGCGCGGGTTCGGAATCATGCGCGACGAGGATCGGTGGGACGTGCGCCGACTGCCGGAAATGATCGGCCGTAGCGCCGACGCTATCGCGCAGGCTGTGCGCCGCGAGGACCTTGTTTACATCCTTGGCGCCAGCACGAAGGGCAACGTGATCGTGCAGACCGCGCACTTGCGCCACGGCGACATCATGGCCGCGCTCGACAGGAACCCGACGAAGGTCGGCCGGCTGCTGCCAGGGACTGACATCCCGATCGTCAGCGACGTGGGCTTCGCGGCCGAACCCAACGCGGCGTTCTTGGTGCTGCCGTACCACTTCCGGCGCTCGATCCTGAAACGGCACGCCCCCGGCAAGTTCCTGTTTCCGCTTCCGACCGTGAGCACCGTATGCGTGTAATTACCGTTTTGCAGACCCGCGCACTTCACGCGCTGCATCCGGGGTCCAGTGAGTTCAAGCCAGCACACGTCCAGGCGCTTGCGCGGCAGATCGAGCGGCACGCACCGTTCGCTGACTTCCACGTGCTCAGTGACGTGCGGGTGCCGGGCGTAGAGACGATCCCGCTTACCGAGAAGTGGCCCGGCTGGTGGGCGAAGATGGCGATGTTCGATCCGGCGATCCGCGGCGACTTCCTGTACGTGGATCTCGACACCGTGATCGTCGGGCCGCTGGACGACTTCAAGAACGTGATGCACTTGACGCTGCTGCGCGACTTCTACCGCGACGGCAAGAAGCTCAAGGAAGGGCTCGGCAGCGGCCTGATGTTCCTGCCCGAAGCGGCACGCGCTGCCGTGTGGGCCGACTTCAGCGCTAACCCGGCGCTCTCCATGCGGCTGTACGCCGGTGGCGGCGACCAGCGGCTGCTCGAGGCGCACTACCTGAACAAGGCCGCGCGTTGGCAAGACGTGCTTCCCGGCCAAGTCGTTTCATGGAAGGTGCATTGCAAGAGCGGCGTTCCGCCCGGCGCGCGCATCGTGTGCGGCCACGGAAAGCCCCGGCCTTGGGAAGTGGGCGAGTTCCTACATTTATATCGGTGACCGAATGACCGCAGCAGACGCCATTGTGACTCAGACCAAGCTGTCGTGGATTTCCGCGGCCCTGGTGCTATGCGGAGAGAAGCCGCTGAGCAGTCTGACCGACAATCGCTACGGCGCGGCTGTCGGCGCGGCGCTCTTCGACATGTCCTATGAGGACGAGCTACAGAGCAACCGCTGGCGCTTCGCCTGCAAGAAGGCGCAGCTCGCACAGTTGAACGTGACCCCGCCCAACGAGTGGATGTATGCGTTCCAGTTGCCGACCGACATGCTGTTGCCGATCGGTCTGTGGGGCGTTGGCCCGGATCAATCGTACGAGATCTACTCGAACGTCATCTATACGAACCTCACGTCCAACCCCGGCCCGGTCAACTCGACCACACCGGTACTGACTTTCGACTACATGTTCAAGCCGGACCCGTCGACGGTGCCGTCGTACTTCAGCCTGCTGATGACCTACAAGCTGGCACGCGACATGATAAAACCGATCACCGAGTCGGACACCGCGGCGTCCGCGATGGCGACCAAGTACAACATGCAGCGCAACCGCGCGCTCTACGCAGACGCGCAGGGTCGTCCGAACCGCCCCCTACAGCACAACCCGTTCGTTCAAGTACGGTGACCCTGTAAGTGGAGATCAATACCGACAGTATCCAGAACAACTTCCTCAGTGGAGTTCTGGACCCGCGCGCGCAAGGCCGTGTAGACACCTCTGCCTACATCTCAAGCCTGCTCGTCGGGACTAATGTCGAGATGGTGCACCTTGGCGGCGTGCAGCGTCGACGCGGGCTTGTGCAGCGGTTCGTCATGCCGAACAAGCTGACACTGCTGACGGCCAGCGCCAACAATCCGACGTACACCGTGCCGAACGGCCCGGCGGGCGCCAGCAACCTAGGGAACAACAACTCCCAGAACAACAGCGGCAACGGCTGGACTACCACTACCGCCCCGAGCACCACGAATCCGTGGGTACTGGTTGAAGTGGATCTAGGCACGCCGCAGAACGTGCTTTTCGCGGACGTGCTGTCCATCACTCTAGCGAGTGGTAGCAGCACCCAGTTCTGCATCCAACACAGCAACGACGGTTCGACGTGGACGACGCTCGGCACGGCGTTCCCGCAGCTAGACAGCACAGCGCTGTACACGTACCGACGGTGTGGCGGCACGGGCGGCGGCGTCACGTACCCGGCCACATACACCAGCGCGCGCTACTGGCGTGTCGCGAAGATCGGCGGCACGGCCCTGGCGTCTGAAGTGACGTTCAGCGACTTTGTGCTGTGGGGCGACACGGGCACGGTAAGCGAAGGTCGATTGGTGCCGTTCGAAGTGTCGACCGGCGAGCAGTACATGGTGGCGATATCCGACCACTCAGGCATCGTGTATTGCGTCAGCACGAACGAGATTGTCGACTACGTCGCACTCCCGTATGCAAGCGTCGATCTGCCGCTGCTCGATGCGCAGTCGAGCGCCGAGTCGATGATGATCGTGCAGAAGCTGTACCCGCCGCAGTTCCTCGTGCGCGTGTCCTCGCCGCTGGCGACCGGCGAGGCGTATCAGACGTTCTACAACTTCCAGACGTTCTACGCCGAGTTTTCATACATCCCAAAGATCGACTACGCGGACTCGTTGAGCCCGACGCCGACGTCGGATCTGCAGACGCTGACGTTCAACAGCGGGTGGAACGTCGGCGATACGTTCACCATAACGATCCAAACGGACACCACGGGGCCGATCACATACGCCGGTGACAACCAGACCACGGCGAACGCCATCGCGACAGCCGTGCAAGCGTTGTGGGTTGTCAACGGCTTTACCGGTGTGAGCTGCACCAGCAACGGCAGCTATGGGTACACGCTGACGTTCGCCGAGGACGCGGCAGCCCCCATCGGCGCGATTGCCATCACGTCACTTAGCTCGAGTGCGACCGCGACCGCGGCCGAGACACAGGTCGGCGTCTCCCGGCAGGAAAACGCATGGAGCGAGACCCGCGGCTATCCGTCCGTGGTCACCTACTTCCAGGGCCGGCTGTACATGGGCGGCTTGCAGTCGCAGCAGGAAACGCTGGTCGGAAGCTGGGTCAACGATGTACTGAACTTCGATACCGCGCAGGGGTTGGATGACCAGGCGATCTACGCGACGCTGAACGGCGTTGCGTTGAACGCTGTGACCGCCCTGTTCCCCGGTCGGTCGCTGTGCGTGTTCACGACCGGCGGCGAGTTCCGCTTCGACAACGACAACGGCCAGGCCGTCACGCCGACCAGCTTTCCGGCGAACCAGACGCAGTACGGCACCGCGCAGATCAAGCCCGTGATGATCGACGGGAACATCGTGTTCGTGCAGCGCAACCGGAATTCGATTCGCGACTTCCAGTTCGACTACACGCAGGACCAGTTCAACTCGCTCGGTCTGTCGTCCTTCGCCGGGAATCTGGTGTACGACGTGCAGGACATGGCGGGCTGGAACGGCTCGGCGGATGAAGAGATCAACCTCATTTTCGTGGTCAACGGCACGAACCCGAACACGAATTCGGTCGTGAACCCGAATTCACTGCCGGATGGATCTTGCGCGGTTTACAACACACGCAAGGAAGCGAACGTGCAGGGCTGGACGTTCTGGGAGACGACCGGGACATTTGAGAACGTAGGGACGATTCTCGACAGCGTGTGCTTCCTGGTGCAGCGCGAGCTGACGGCAGGGGCGGCACTGGTGTTCGAACAGGCCGTCGAAGGCACGTTCACCGACTGCGGCACCGGCTCGGTGACGCTCGAGAACGCATCCAGCAGCATCACGGGCCTGAACTGGCTGGCGGGGTTGTCGGTGCGCGCGATTGCCGATGGTTACGTGCTCGACACGACCACTGTGTCCAGCGGCGGGGTTGTCACGTTGACGCGCGACGGCTATCCGTACGCGGCCACGACGTACGAGATCGGGCTGAACTTCAACCCGACCATATCGCCGATGCCTCTGCAGAAGGAGCGCTGGCCGAACGGGTCGAACCTTGCAAAGAAGAAACGCATTAAGCACGCCTCTGTGCGCGTGCAGAACACCCTCGGCCTGTTGTACACGAGCACCGACGGCACGACGCAAGCGCTGATCCCGACGCAGCAGATAGACACCTTCGATTTCGATACGGCACCCGTGCCGTTCAGCGGCATCCTCGATCTTGAGGATGCTTCGGTGTGGGATAGGAACGTGGACAAGGCCGTGTCGTTCACGCAGGTGGACCCGGTACCACTGTATCTCATGTACATCGACATGGAACTTTCGAGCGAGCAGACGTAATGGCAATAGCTCTTCCTGCACTGACAATGCTTTCAGCGGTCGGCGCCGCTTACTCGTCGCGGGAGCAGGGGATCGCTACTGCCGACGCCGACAAGCGAAAGGCGACGACCGAGGCGCTTAACGCCCAACAGCAGCAGATTAACATGCGCCAGAAAATGATGTCGTCGTTGGCGGCGCAGAACGCCGGAACGCTGGGCGCGGTGGGCACAGGCCGCGGCACGGGCTTCGGGGCGAACGCCATGCGTCAGATCACGCAGAACCAGAACGACTTGATGATCACGCAAGCGAACGAGTCGTCGCAAGTGTCGCTGCTCGACCAGGCGGCGTCGAACGCGGAGGCGGCCGGCACCACCGGCGCGGTGACTTCGATCGTCGAGGGCGGCGCGAAGGTAGCCGGTATCAAGGATATTTAAGTGGCTAACGATCTCGCCCCGACACAAGTAGCGAATGGCGGCGGTGGCACCGTCGACGTCGGCAACGTGCGCGCACCGGACTACCGGCAGGTGCAGTCGCCTGTTGAGGTGCGCACGGATTTGCCGAACAACGAGGCAGCAGTGCGCGCGGCTGCTCTTGGCAGCTTGTTCAAAGAGTTCGAGGGGGTAAGCGCAGATGAGTATAACCAGGTCCAGACCAAACGCGGGGCTCTCGCGGGGGCAGCCTCCGGTGCGACAGGTCACCCGCAGTACCGTGAGGGACTCAAGCAGTTCACAACGTTCGGTCGAGCATTCAATATCGCCGCCACCGGCGCGTACGCGGTCGAAGCAGAGGCGCAGGCTGACGACACTGCGGCACGGCTTCGGGTGCAGGCAAACAACAACCCCGACACATTCCGAACCACATACTCCGCAGTCCGCGACTCCGTCCTGAAGAACGCGCCCGCTGAAGCGGTGCCTATGCTGACCGAGTTGTACAACAAGCGGCTCGCGGCAGGGCTTGCGGCGATCTCAGGCGACCAGGCGCAGCAGCAGCAGCAGTTGCACCGCCAGACGTACGATGAGGGCGTTGCACGATTGACCAGCCGCGTAGCCATCCTGCAGGGCTCGCAGAACCCGCAGGACCAGCTCGAGGCGATGGACGAGCACACGAAGCTCTCCGCGCTGATCGACGGCGGGGTCAACTCGGGACTGTACAGCGTGGCTGAAGCGAAGGCGATGAACATCAACGCCATGCGTACCATCACGGCGCAGGTGTTCCAGACGCAAGTCGACCGCGAATTGTCGAAGCCCGACGGCGATGTCATCACGCTACTCGACAACTTCCGCAAGGCGCACGAAGACAACCTCTCCGACCCCACCCAGACACCGATCCTGTCGGAGCCCGAATACCAGAAGCTGATGGCCGATGCCACGACGAAGATCCGTGAGCAGAACCTGCTGGTCTCGATGAACCGGCGTGATGGCAAGACGGCGGAGCAGTTGAAGTTCGAGGCTGGCGACCAGATGTACACCAGCCAGTTGTTCCAAGGTGTGCTGACTGACCGCAAGCTCGATGTTGCAGTTCGCAACGGCGACCTGAAGCCCGAGACCGCGCGCTCTTTGCACAACATGCTGAACTCCGGCATGGGTCCCACGAAGAGTGACCCGGCCGCGTACGCGCGCGCGATCCACGACCCGAACTTCCTCGATATGGACGGGCAGGATATCGCCAATCTGCCGGGCATCAGCACCGCCGACAAGCTCGGTCTGTTGAAAGAGCAGGAGCGCCGGAACGCAAGCTGGGAGAACACCCAGAGCGTCAAGCAGGCCAAGGGCTCCATCAGCGCCGCACTGAAGATCCTGCCGGGCACACCAACGGCTGCGCTGTCCGACGATCAGCGGCGCGGGCTGACGGACGCCACGCAGGAGTTCCTGCAGATAATGAACGACACCGATCCTGCGAAGCGCGACGGCTATGCGGCCACGGCTGCACAGACCGCGATCAAGCACGTTCGGATAAAGGACCTTCAGGAGCAGATCAATTCGCTGGCGATACGCCGGCAGAGTGCAATGGCGAACCACGGCCCCGGCACTTCCGACCAGTGGGACGACGCCAAGATGCAGAAGTACCTGAAACAACAGGATGACGCCGCCGCGGCGCTGCGCAACCAACTGAAGGATCTGCAGTAGTGGCTACTCCGCAGGAACTGCAGGCCGCCGAGGCGGCGTGGTCGAAGCAGTACGACGACCAGATGGCCGCCCAGAAGCAGCAGGAAGAGCAGGCCAAGCAACCGCCGTCGTTACTTCAGCAGTGGACCGCCCCCGTCAGCCGCATAACCACGCAGATGCTTGACGGCGCGGTGTCGGCGGCTGATCGCATGTACAACACTGAGGGCATGCGCAAAGCCCGCGACGTCGCCGCGGGCGCGACAACCCTCGCGACGAACATTGCCGACACGGGCATGTCCTTGGCCGACGCGGCGAAGCAGAACTTTTCGGATCTCGCGAATCCGGACTTCCACGCGGGCACTGGACAACCGGCGCCTGTTATGAACGCCGAGCACCCTATATGGGATCACGCTAAGGCGCACATCCTTGATTTCCGCGACGCGGTGGCCGTGCAGGACCCGACGCTGGCCGACTACCTGACGCAAGCTGTCGCGCAGTTGGCGATCCCGTTCGCCGGCTATAGCCGTGCGTTGGGTGGGCTGGGCGCCTTCGCGAAGATGGTCACGGCCAACGCCCTGACGGATGCGACCGCGCTGCAGCCGCACGATGCGCGCACGGCCGATATATTCGCGCTTGGCCGCCACACTGAGGGCAAGCTCGGCGAGGCGCTGCGCGCGCTTGCGCCGGATGGTAGTGCGCAGAACGCAGTCATCAACTTCCTGGCGGACCGCAGCAACGAGACTGAAGCCGAAGGGCGGCTCAAGAACGTGCTCGACGGCTTCGGCGTAAACCTGGTCGCCACCCCACTGATTCACGGCGCTGCGGTCGTGTTGAAGCAGGGCCAGGGCGCGCTGCGGTACATGATCGATAACGGTGTGCGCAACACGATCAGCGACCTGATGCCTATGGGTCCCGCGCCTGGCAGTATGAAGGCGCAGGCCGGGAAGATCGTACGGAAGGAGAAGTAACCAGTGCCTGATTTCGGTCTAACAGAAGCGCTTGCTGCTGCGCTGAAGGCGAGCAGGGGTGTGCGGGTCATGCGGCCGGCCGAGACGAAGCTCGCGGCGCAGGCGGCTAAAGTAGCCCCTGAGGCTGCAGCGCCGTCCGTGCCGGTCGCGCGTGCCCCGTCCGTGCAGGCACCTCCGGCCGCGCCGGAGCCCGGTGCTGTCCAGGCGCCGCCTATCGACCCCAGTGTGCAGCCAGGGGACCGGCCGCCGCCCGACCCGCAGGCCGTGGCCGGATCGCCCGCAGCCGCGCCCGCGACGCCCGACGTCGCCACGTCCAATGACGGCGCACCGCCCATGCCCGTGTCCCCGGAGCCGCCCGTGGCGCCGAAGAGCGAACCCGTGGACACGAGCGTCGTCGCCCCGGCCAACAAGATACCGCCCCCGGCGGACCCGCCGGCGGACCCGCCGGCTGCGCCCGTCAATGACGTACAGGCTGCTGCCACCCGGTTCGTGACGGCGAACATTGGCGATTTCGCCGACAAGCTCAACACGACCCACATGCCGAACGTGGATGTCATGTCGACGCCCGACGGCGTGAAGGCGGCCATCCTGCAAGTGGCCGATGACAACAAGGATGCAATCGACGTTGCGCGCCGCGGCACGATCTCCGACGAGCAGTTGACCGGCCTGGCGGAGGACCTGTGCCTTAACGGCGATGTCGTAAAGCAGGTGTTGAGCCGGGAGTTCGGTACGACGCTGCAGCGCCCAGAAGCGGTGCTGGCGGCGCGGATGATAGAGCAGCAGCAGATGGGCACCCTACTGTCGCTCTCCGACAAGGTCGCCTCCGGCTCGGCCACAAGCGCGGAGATCGCGCAGTGGAGTCAGACGGCGCAGCTTGTGCAGCAATACCGCACGCAGCTTTCGGGCGCGCAGGCGGAGTGGGGCCGCGCGGGGCGCGGGTTGCAGATCCCGGTCGGTCTGCCTGCCGAAGTGATGGATCACATCGCGAACGTGCTCAAGCAGAACAACCCTGACATGCAGGCGATGGCGCAGGCCATCAAGATCGCCGGCACACCGTCGGGCATTGCCAGCATCGTGCAGGGATCGTTCGCCTATCGTGCGCTGGTCAAAGCGCCGGCGAACATGCTGCAGCGCATATTTATCAACGGCATTCTGTCCGGGCCGCCGACGTGGGCCAAGATCTTTCTCGGCAACAACCTGAACCTGGCGCTCAACACGTTCGATATCGCTGCGGCCGGCGTCGGTCGCGGCATGGTCGGGCTGGCGGCGCGCGCTGGCGGATGGCTGACCGCTTCGGAAGGGGCCACCGTCAGCGACGCGATGGCGCACATCCACGGGGTGATCTCCGGCGGCGTCGACGCTCTGCGTGTCGCAGGGCACGTGCTCAAGACCGGCCAGTCGATGGATGAGATCGCATCGCGCGCGGCCGAGGACTTTGGCAAGGGCAAGATCGCCACCGGGCCGGGCGCCATCCTGCCCGAGGTGCGCGACTCGTACTTCGGCGGCATTGCACGCACTGTGGGGTCGGCCGTCGATATGCCCGGCCGCATCATCGGCTCGATCGACGACTTCACGAAGACGCTGGGGTATCGCGGATATCTCAACATGATGTCGTTGAAAGACATTCGCGCGCGCATCACGAACGGCACTCTGCGCCCCGGCGACGCCGCGCAGACGATGGTCGACATGCTGCGGAACCCGAGCGAGGAAATGGCCCAAGCAGCCGAGACATGGGCACACCGTATGACGTTCCAGTCGCCCTGGCCGGAAGGCGGCCCCGGCGAGGCGTTTCAGAACTGGCTAAACAAGGTACCGGCCGCGCGGTTCATTTTCCCGTTCATGCGCACTGCGACGAATATCTTCAAGCAGAGTCTAATCGAGCGCACTCCGCTGGCGCTGTTCTCGGCGCAGATCCGGGCGCAGCTCGCGGCCGGAGGCTTTGAGGCGGACGTCGCCAAGGGTCGTATCGCGACCGGTACGGCCATCGGAAGCATGCTTGCATGGATGGCGATTCACGATCGCATCACGGGCGATGCGCCGAAGGACCCCAAGGCACGCGCCGAGTGGGAGCTGGACGGCCGCACGCCGTATTCGGTTCGCATCCCCAGCCGGGGCACCGGCAAGGATACTTGGCGCGCGTACACCTGGGCCGAGCCGATGGCGACACTTGCGGGTGCGGTGGCGGATGTCGTGCAGGTGCAGTCGTACATCTACCACACCGATGACGCCTACTCGATGATGCCGGAGCAGCAGCGCACGCAAGATGCCATTGCGCACATCATGGCGTCGATCATCCAGAACACCGGCAACAAGACGTTCATGCAGGGCGCCGCCCAGTTCGCCGAAATGTACAACGACCCGATGCGCGCGTTCGCGATGTGGGGCGATCAGATGGGCGCGGCAATGCAGCCGTTCAGCGGTGCGACCCGCTTCATGCGTAACGAGCAGGACCCGTACTTGCGCCAGGCGTTCACGTTGCTCGACAAGCTCAAGGACCAGATCCCCACGTTCGGCCCGCTGAAGGGATCGAAGACTCTGCCGCCCCGGCTGGACGTGTTCGGCGAGTCCCGCAAGACCGCCAGCGGCAACTCTATCCTCGGCCCGCTGAATCCGCTCCCCGGATCGGAGTCCAAGAAAGACGACGTGACGGACGAGATTCAGTCCGTGATGGAGCAGACCCGCACGGTGCCGATCACGATGCCGTCGAAGCAGCTCGCGCTGCTCGGCAACGGTAAGGGCCTGCAGGACGGCCAAGGCATGCGCCTGACGCCGTCGGAGTACTACGACTACGTCACCATGTCCCGGCGCGATCCGATCTTCGATGGCAACACCAAGACGTTCCACCAGAAGCTCGCCGACACGATCGCAACCCCGGTGTACCAGCAGGCGACACCCGCGACCCGTGCTGTGATGCTCGAAGCAGTGCAGAACCAGGCGGACAAGATCGGCCGGCAGCGTCTCTTTAACGAGAACAGCGACTTCGCTGAGCGTATGCAGGCTTGGACGGCGGAAGCGAACCGCCTCAAATACGGAAATTAAGGTAACGACACATGGCAGTTCCCGCAACTCTTAGCTCTGTTCCCGACGTCACGCCGGTTATCCAATACACCGCGACGGGCGGCCAGACCGTCTTCCCGTACCCGTTCCCGATCACGGAAGACGCCGACCTTGTCGTTGTCATCAACGGCGCAACGCAGGCCACCGACTCGACGTATTCGGTATCCGGCGTCGGCAACTCCACGGGCGGCAACTGCACGCTCAACTCCGGGGCGAACGCCGGTGACATCGTCACACTGTATCGCGATATCGCGATCGAGCGTATCTCCCAGATCGCGCAGAACTCGGGCTTCTCGAGCACCGTGTTCAACAACGAGTTCAACAACTTCTATCTGATAGCACAGCAGCTCGAGGCGTCGATCAGCCTGTGCCTGCAGATTCCGAGCACGAACAACCCCGCGCCGACCACGCTTATTACGCCGGCCAATTACGCGAACAAGGTACAAGCGTATGACGGCAATGGCAATCCGATCCCCGGCCCGTCGACGATTATACCGACGAGCGTGTCGACGCAAGCCAATGACGTGCGCAACTACGGCGCGAAGCTGGACGGTTCGACGGATGACACTACAGCGGTAGCGAATTGCCTAGCCGCGAACGGCTCGGCGTTCGTGCCTTACACCGCGTCCGGCATCGTACTGAACAATCTGACCGTCTCCGGACAGCAGACGCTCAACGGCGCTGGCCGCGTGCAGATGTACGCAAAGCCCGGCGCGAACTACGCCGTGCGGATGTGCGGCTACGGGCCAAGCATAAGCGGTTTCATGGTTCAAGATACCGGCACGACGACTGCGCAATCGACATGCAACGGCGGCGCGAGTGCGGGCAATACAAGCATTGTCGTCAGCAACGCGAGTCCAGGGCCTGCATTCCAAGCCGGGCAGCGCATTGCAATCGAATTGGCAAGTGGCCTTTGGCATTGCACTTACATCTCTTCGATGTCCGGCACGACCGTAAATCTGGTAAGCGCGATTCCCACCGGGCAGAGCGTTCCCAACGGCGCCCGTGTGTGGGCGAGCTTCGGGTTCATCTACGTCACCACAAACAATGCAAATACGCAGATGGTGACGATCAAGGACTTCATCTGGAATACGACGTACGCCGGTATCCTTATGGATTCGCCGAACAACTCGTACGAGATAGCGGACTGCTACATTGATAATGCGCAGTGGCCCGGCTCGGGTCGCATGTTCATGATTGTGTGCGGCCGCAACGCGAACAACAACAACTTCGCGAACAGCGGCGGCTTCGGTGGGTGGAACACCAGCGCGTCGTTCACGGGTAACGCTTCGACGACGCAATTCAGCTTTCCGGATAACATCTTTTTGACCCGAGAAGCGACTGTAACAGTCAACGGGGTAGCTCAGACTCTCGGCGTTGGTTATTCGTGGGCCAGCAACTCGAACCGTACCGTTACGCTGACGAGTGCCCCCGGCGCCGGCGTGGTTGTTGCGTTGTCAGGGTACACGTACGGTTGCGAAGGGTTCGTGAATGATCCTACAGGGTCGTCGCAACCCACGGGTGGAAACAACTGGATCAACTGCACGTCATTGCAGTTCCAGCGCGGGTGGAATTTCCGGAACGCTCAACTATGGTCATTCTCGAACACTATCGGTGACACGTGCTCGGATGCAGCCTATTGCTTTGATGCTTCTTCCGGCTCGAACGCGGCATTTAACGGTGCGTTTATAGGCTGGGCTGCTAGTGGCATAAAGCTAATCAATAGCGCTCAGGTAGTACTGGGTGTTCAGACTTGGAGCGCTTTCCCGGCGGGCACGCAGGTATATAACAGCGGTTCGGGCGGTACTTCCGGTGCTGTCGAAAATCTGATGTCGGTTGATGCTACGTCCGATCTTCAGTTCGGGCGCTCAACGTGGTTGTTGTCTTGTAGCACAGCAACAGTCGCCTCAAGCTCGACTGTGTACTTTGGCCCGAGCGGACAGCAGTCCGTGGTGAACGCAGGACAATGGCTAGTTCCGTATGCCTGCTTCCCGGTGAAGTTGGACGTTCAATGCGCATCCGCGCCGGGTTCCGGGCAGACCTATACCTACACGGTTTTAGACATCAACCTGAACGTTTTGGCGACTGCGACCATATCTGGCGCCAGCACATACGGGGCGCAAGTGTACATCCCTGCTCAATCCTTGACTGAAACTTCAGCGGTCACGGTTAAGCTCGTTACTTCTTCGGGTGCAACGGCCGGCTATCACCGAGTCGGGTTGGCGATAGAGCCGCAGTGAGCTTCTCTCTTACCGGTAACTTCCTAGCCAACGCCCGGGCGGTCACGTTCGAGGACGGTGGGGGAATTAGCTGGTCGTTCAACAAGAACAGCAACCAGATCACCGCGACGGGGAGTGGCGGCGGGGTGCTGTCCTCGGTCGGGCTGGCCGACGACAGTACTGCGCCGATCTACGCGATTGGCAGCTCGCCGCTGACGGCGAACGGCACGCTGACCATCACGTTGAACACCCAGACGGCCAACAAGGTGTTCGCCGGCCCGACCACCGGGTCCGCCGCGCAGCCGGGCTTCCGCTTGCTTGCGGCCGCCGACATGCCCACCGGTATACCGATCGCGAACCTGACGTATGACAGTGTGACCGTCACGGCGGGGACAGGTTTGTCGGGCGGCGGCGCAGTCACGCTGGGCGGATCGGTGACGCTGTCGAATGCCGGCGTGACGTCCCTAGCCGGGACGGTCAACCAGATAACGGTGTCAGGGTCCACCGGTGCGGTGACTCTTTCGCTGCCGCAGAACATCAACTCGGGGGCTTCCCCGACGTTCAGCGGGGCGAACTTCAGCGCCATACCGAACGGGGCGTTAACGAACAGCGCCGTAACCGTGACGGCGGGCTCCGGTATGTCCGGCGGCGGATCAGTGAGCTTGGGCGGATCGGTCACACTGACGAACGCGGGCGTGACATCGGCGGTAGCGGGTACGGGTATCACGGTCTCGGGTGCCACCGGTGCCGTGACTATAACGAATAGCGGTGTAACGTCTGCCGTTGCTGGCACAGGTGTCACCGTCTCCGGGGCGACCGGTGCTGTGACGTTCAGCATTGGGCAGGCGGTGGCCGCCTCGTCCTCGCCGACGTTCGCCGCACTGGCCCTGACGGCGCCGCTGACGGGTGCCAACGGCGGGACGGGCGTCAACAACGGAACGTCGACGATCACGATCGGCGGGAACGTTACGTTCTCTGGTGCGCACACGTTCACGGGCACACTGACAGCGAACACGTCGGTTACCTTCCCGACGAGCGGCACGCTGGCTACGACTAGCCAGATCCCGGCGAGCGCGAATCCGTCTGCATCGGTCGGCCTGTCGGCGGTCGACGGCACAGCGTCGACGTTCATGACGAGCGACAGCGCGCCGGCTCTGAGCCAGGCGATCACGCCGACGTGGACCGGCAACCATAACTTTAAGAGTTCAAGCGGCGTCAACGTCACCATCACGTACAACGGTGGCACTGACATGCTGGACCTGAACGGAAGCACCGGCACCGTCCAGTTCAATGGCGCCGGTACGCAGATCGTATTCACGTACAACGGCTACAACTACATCGCGGCGACGGGTGGCAGCTCGACGTTGCAGATCCAGGCGAACTCGCTGGCGCTGGTGACGAACGGGTCGAACGCGATCCTTATCAATTCGTCGCAGGCCGTTACCGTGGAACAGGCGCTCGGTGTTCACGGTAACTCGCCGCCGGCGCAGTCGACCGGGTGGGGCACCCCGACGGGCGGGTCGGTGCAGAACAATTTCGCGGGCGGCTCGGCGTCGTTGACCACATGCACGGCGGCCGTAGCACAGATCATTTCAGTTCTTAAAGCAGTTGGGTTCCTTGGAACCTAGGAGGGGCGAATGCTAAGTCGTGAAAAGTTGGTAAACATTCTGGTGTTCATGGAGCGGGTGCCGTGCACCGGCAAGGAAGCGTTCGGCTGGGCGCAGACGTACGAAGCTGTCCAGGGGGAGATTTTCGCGCTTGACGCGCAGCCGCCGGTCGATAACGATCACGTGGCTCCTGGATGCGAGCTGTTCGGCCTGAAGCCTTTGGCGGAAGCATGATTACTCCCGCACAACTGCGCGCGGCGCAGCTCGACGCCAAGCAGGCGCAGACCCGCAACCCCGGCGTATGGTGCCGTGCTTTCAGCCAGATGGTTGACGAGTTCGATCTCGCGCCGCCGCACCGTCTGGCCATGTGGCTGGCCCAGTGCAGCTACGAGTCTTCGGGCTTCAACATGCTGCGCGAGGGTCTGAGTTACCGCACCGTCGAGCAACTGCGCAAGGTGTTCCCGCACGAGTTCCCGACCGACGACTCCGCCCAGCGGTACGTGATGAACCCGAACGGACTTGGGAACTTCATCTACGCGAACAAGCTCGGTAACGGGGACGTCGCGTCTAACGACGGTTTCAAGTACCGCGGCGGCGGGCTGATCCAGATCACCGGGCGGGCGAACTACGAAGCGGCGGGCAAGGCGATCGGGCGAGACCTAGTTAATCGGCCGAACGACATCATCATCGAGATAGTGGCAGCGCGCACCGCTGGCTACTTCTGGACGCTGAAGGACCTGAACGCCGCGGCGGACGCCGGTGACTTCGATCACACGACGCGGGCGATCAACGGGGCGGGGATGAAAGGTGCGCAAGAGCGGAGACAATTATGGCTGGCGTTCAAGGCGCAGCTTGGTGTAACAGAGGCGGTAGCAGCGTGATTCTGGATAATGTCAAGGGCACAGTGCCCGGCGTAGTCGGGGGCGGTGTCACAAGCGGTGGCTTCTTCATGACGTGGATGACCGCCGACGGCTTGCCGATCGTGCACTTCCTGGCAGGAGCCGGTACGGCCGTGGCGGGTTTCGCCACCGGCATTTACTACTTCTCGAAGTGGTTGAAGCTGCGCAAGGCCCCCTGATGGCCCACGGCGACGACCCGCAGAAGCACGACCTGTATCAGTTCGAAGAGGACTGGCCGGGGTGGACGCGCAACCAGCTCACGCTGGCGCAGTGCCGTATGGTCATACGCAGCGCGTGCGAGCACTACAAGGTACATCACCCGCGGGTGCGACAGCACAAGCGCCGGTCGATGTCGTGGTGCCTGCCCCAAAGCGGGATCATCTCGCTGCAGGCATCCGGGCCGGACAACCGCGGCGGGAAGAACACGGCGACGGCGCTGCACGAGGCGGCGCACCACATCGCCTACCACCGGCACGGGGAGCGGATCGAGGACCACGGCCCTACGTTCGTGGGTATTTTCCTAGACCTGCTGGTACGGGCAAACGTCGCCCCCCAACCTGCGCTCGAGGCGCAACTGCGGTACCGCGGTGTGAAATGGAGGAAACGCAATGGCCGTCACAGCACCAAGCGCTGATACGTACGGGGCGCAGATCGACGCCCAGATCGCCGTGCTGCAGGCGCTCGTCAATGCGAACAAGAACCCGGCGATCGAGTACCGGCTGCAGCAGGAACTGAACCGCTGGCAGGTGCTGGCGGTTGACCACTATATGGTAACTGGCTGGTTGAACGCCGGCAGCAACATCCTGGCCGCTTACTCAGCGCCCAAGTGGGACGCCGTAGGGCAGGCGCTGACGGCGCGCGTGGCCTACCTACAGAACCTGTACAACAACGCCCCCGCGCCGCTCCCAGGCAACGCCAATGGCTATGGGAGCAGCGGGTGGGTGACGGTGGCACAGAACTATCTGCAGCAGCTATACGCCGCTCAGGTGTCGCTGGTAGAGCACATCATGGACTTGCCTGGCGGTACGTCCGCCGCCACCATGCTGGCGAACCTGACGGGAGCCCAGACGGACCCGGCCGGGATTCCGTACGCCTACGCCTTCAGTAGCGTGGGCTTCACCGATATGGATGAGGACGACTAGGGATAGAGTTCCCTATCCACTTATCCCCAGCAGTCACTTAACTACTTGACCCAAAAAGAATAAGAGCTGTTAAGCTCACTCCGGCCGGGGGCGCCAATCGCCCTCCTAGCACTCCCAAGTGGATAACATATCCTCGGCAGTTTTCAGTAATTGCCGAGGATTTTTCACATTTACGGCTTGCTACCGAGGACCGGAATGGATAGAGTGAGTGGATAATCGATGGAACACGCAGGAGCCCTATCCATGAAACGCGGAGATAAACCGGGAGCCCTGACCGAGCAGGATGCTATATCAGCGCCGCTCGCTAATTTAGGTAAGACTCGCAAGCTCAACGACGGCGGCGGGCTCTTCCTGCTGATTACCGACTCGGCCAAGGGGTGGCGCTTCCGGTACAAGCGGGCCGGGAAAGACGCCATGCTGTCGCTCGGCGTGTTCCCTTCGGTGGGGCTTGTGGAGGCGCGGCGGCTGGCGCAGGAGCAGCGGGATCTTCTCGCCAGAGGCACAGACCCGGTCGCGTCGCGATCGGCGGAAAAGGTGACCAACCTTCTTCTGGCAGCCACCTTCGGGTCGGTGGCCCGCCGCTACAACGACGGAGTGGCCGCGCGCGTCGCGGCCGGCGTGCAGTCAGTCAAGACCCTCGAGCGTTGCGAGCGCATGTACCGGTTCAGTGCAAAGCTGCACGGCCGGTCGTTCGACCAGATCCGGCGGGCGGACATGCTCGAGCTTTGCGAGACAGTGGCCAAGTCCGGCCGGCGGGAATCCGCCCACCGGCTCGGCATCTGGCTTCGTGCCGTGTGGCTGTACGCCATCGACAAGGAACACTGCAAGCCGGAGAACGACCCCACCGCGCGCGGCTTCAGCCGCTCCCTGACACGGGACGGGCTAGGTGTTGAAACCGCCAACCGTCCGGCGCTGACGGACCCGGCCGCGGTCGGTGCCCTGATGCGCGTTATCGACGGGTCTGAGTGGCTACTCGAGGACGGTAGGGGGGTCACAGGTCCCACGGTGGGCCGCGCCCTGCAACTGCTCGCACGCACCGTCGTACGGCCGGGGGAGCTTGCGGCGGCCGAGTGGTACGAGTTCAAGCTCAAGGGCGATGAACCGGAGTGGACCATCCCGTTGGCCCGCATGAAAATGAAAGACGGCAACCGGACCGACCATGTTGTGCCGCTCAGTCGCCAGGCGGTTGCTCTGCTTGAAGCGCAGAAGGAACTGACGGGAGAACTACAGTACGTCTTTCCTCACCACCGCAGTAACGATCGGCCGATGACGGGTGCTGCTATGCCCGCGGCCATGCTCGCCTTGGGCTACCGCGACCAGCACTGCCCGCACGGGTTCCGTTCCACCTTCTCGACACTTTCGCGTGACGTGCTCAAGGCAGAGTCAGAGATCATCGAACGTCAGCTTGCCCACCGGGTGGGCTCCGAAGTGCAGGGGGCGTATGACCGTTCGCAACGTCTTGGCGAGCGACGGGTGCTGATGCAGCAGTACAGTGACTTGCTGGATAGGCTTCGAGACGGTTAGGGTCCTTTTTGAGGAACAATAGCCCAACCGGGCACCTTGCACATGCTTTGCCCTGGCTCCCTGCCGATATGCAGCGCCACCTGCGCCCGCAACCGTGACACCTCTTCACGCAGGTACTTGTTGTCGGTCAGCAGCTTGATGTCCGTGCGCTTTGCCAGCCAGTCACGGATCGTGTAGGAGAACGCCAGGCCGAGCACGAAGCCCAGCGCGAGCGTGGTCGTGAGCAACTCGCGAATCATACCGGCACCTCGCTTGTGAATTCCCTGCCGCCTGACCGCAAGGTCACCCGGTACGTCCGGCTCGTGACCGTGAACTCGCCGCCCGTGTCGACGTAGTACCCGTCGAGCACCAGAACGATGCGCAGTCCTGCGGAGTCGTAGACCGTGTACTTCATGCCGCGATCCTCATCGCCAACGCTTCCATCGCGCCGCGCTCGGTCAGCTTCTTACCCTTGAGCAGACGCACGTAGTCATCGTCGCGCGTGCCGTCCGCCACGATGTAGTGGAACCGGATGTTGCGCCCGGCGCGGCGGTGGCCGCCTTCCAGCCGTGCCCGTGCCTGCGTGTGCCACTCGTGGTTGTTGGTCAGACCGAACCAGATCATGTCGTCGCAACCCGCCTTGTACACGTCGTTCAGCCCGTGTCCCGCCGAGGCTGGGTGCATCACTCCCCAATCAATGTGGCCTTCAGACCAGTCCTGGAAATCACGATCTGAATCGAGCACACGCCATACTCGTCCAGTCTCTGCTGAAAGCCTGCCCAGAAGTTTGGCGATGCGTGCTGTATCATGTTTGAAGTTAACGCAGATAAGAGCCTTGCCGCTGATCGACTCAAGCGTCTCTTCGAGGGCTTCGAGCTTGGCGTCGTGGAAGGGCACCCACTTGCGGTCTTCGTAGTAGCAGGCTCCGTTGGCGAGCTGCAGCAGCTTGCCGTCGAGCACTCCGGTATTGACGGCTGTGAGCTTCTTGCCGGCGACGTCCGCGATATACTCCCGCTCGAACTTTCGGTAGGTCGCCATCGCGCCTCCGGATAGCTCGCACCGGACGAAATTGTCAACGACCGGCGGCAGAGACAAGTAGTCCTCTTCGCGGAGCACGAGCACGATGTCTCGGAGTCGGTCATGGATTTCCCTCGGTGCCGTTGGCCTCAAATTCCACTTCGCAAACATGCCGATCGGCGGGGTGAACCACCGGTCGCGCATCGCCTTCTCGGTCGCACCCAATCGCTTGCCTCGATCGAGCAACCACATTTGGCTCCACAGCTTCGCGTATCCGTTGGGGATCGGCGTCCCGGTCAGCTCGACCAACCGGGGGAATCGAGTCCTAACCCGCAGGTCGGCAAGGGCCTTGAACCGTTGGCTTGACTGGGAAGCGAAGCTCTGTGACTCATCCAGCACCACGGTATCGAACGGCCACTCGACTACCTGCTTGCCGTCTTGGACGAACTGGGCGTGCAGCCAGGGGACCCTGTCACGCCCGACGGTGTAGACGTCGGCGTCGGTGCGCAGCGCCTGAAAACACTCGTCAACGTTGCCAACGATACGGCTACACCTAAGTCCTCGCAGATACGCCCACGCTTCAATCTCATCAGACCATACCTTCCGAGCAACGCGCTTCGGGGCAATGACGAGCATCTTGTTGGCATCGAAGCTATCCTTCAGGTCACGGAAAGCCGTGAGCGTTGAGATTGTCTTGCCAAGACCCATGTCTACCCAAAGCGCGCAGTTGCGCTTCGACTTGATGAAGTCGACCGCGTGCTGCTGGTAGGGATACAGGTCGGCGCGAGTAAGCATTGGCTACAGGCACACCACGTACACTGGCGGCGTCATGTCGAAGTCCAGCAGCGGTGCGCCGCCACGGGCCACACAGCTCACGGCGTTGTCGGTCCGTGCGTGCAGTTCCTGGGCGTTGCCCAGCGAGTCGATCGGCCGTGGCGCCGTGCAGCCGGCCAGCAGGCCGATCAGCAGAAGTCGCTTGAACACGCTAACCCCACTTCCGCATAGCGGTCTCGTACGCCAGCACGTCCCGCTGGAACTTCTTGACGTCGCTGACGTCGGCGAGCACAAACCACCCGGCTTGCCGCATGGCTTCCTGCTCGTCGCGCTGCGCGTCGGTGCTGGACTTTCCGGGGGCTTTGAACTCCACGGCCAGCTTGATGTCCTGGTACGTGTAGTCGGCTGCGCGGGCGAACAGATAGTCGGGCACCGACCGCTGGGTCATGCTGCTGAACTTCCTGGCCCAGTACCCGCGTCCACGCATCCACTCCACGCACTTCGACTGCACGTCCTTCTCGAGCAGCTTCTTCGTGGCTTGTGCAGGTGCCGCACACTCGGCAAGAGTTTTCATACTACTTTCCATAACGCTTCACCGCCTTACCGTCACACGCTAACGGGAGCCCAGCGCAATAGTCGGGCTGCTTGAGCATGAGTCTACGGATGTCCTGTACGGCCGTCAAGCGACTGATGGACGGCACTTCCACAATAGCTTTGTCATGCTCGCTACCGACGATCGCGTAACCAGCCTCGTCGAGGCTCAGCAGCGCGTTGCACAGAATGTCACGGCTGAACCCCTGATCGGCGTTCTCGTCTAGCTTGCCGCCGTACGTCTGCTGGCGCAGCCACTGCCGGGTGTACGTGTCGGTACCCATGTAGTCGAAGAAGCCGGGGATGGTGTACGGCACCAGCTCGTTGTTGATCCACCGTTCCGACTCGCGCGGCGGCGTCCACTTCGGATCGTAGTACCGTATCTTCCGCCCGCTCGGCAGCCGCATGCACAGCCACTTGCGGCCCCGGTACTCTTCCACCTTGAAGCCGATCTTCTTGTTCGGTATGAAGAACGCCTGGCCCTCGAACTCCACAGCCTTCTCGGCCGCTTCCTTCAGTAGCTTCCAGCCCTGCGCTACCCCCGGCGAGTTCTTGCGGTAGAGGTACTTGAGCCCGTTGCACGCGGTCTCGACATCAGCACTGATATCCGACGCCGGATGGTTCTCGTGCATCCAGCGCGCATGGTCGAGCGCATCGTCGGGCAGCAACGGGAGCACCGTCTTGGCCATCTCTTCGAGATCAATGCCATACGTTTCGACCATGGTAGTGAAGGCACCGACTCCGCCCTCGTACCCAAGGGCGAGACGCATGACCTTGCCCCACTGCCGGCGCGGGTCTTCGTCGCTGAACTTCGACAGGTCCAACCCGAAGGCGTCGCACACCGTCACGGAGTACGGATGTCGGCCCCCGCCGCGGTCATACGCGCGGTACACCTCGAGCATCTTCTGCTCGTCGAAGAACCACAAGTTGACGCGGTCTTCGATACCGGAGTAGTCCGGGAACACCAGGTCGTGTCCTTCGGAGCCGACCAGCAACCCGCGCACGCAGGAGCCGGCTACCTTCATAGGGTCCACGTCGGGCCACAGGAACCGTATGGCATCCAGGCTACGCTCCGCGAAGGCGGCGATCGCCGTGTTGGGGTCCCTGATTAGCGGACGCAGAATGTTCTGAAGCTGTACGATGGTGCTCGACCACCGGCCGGTCGCCGCGCCGTAGAACATGAACATGCCGTGCAGCCGGCCGTCTGCGCACACGGAGTTGAGCATCGCCTGCAACTTCGAGACAGACTTCGCGTTGTAGGTCGAATATATTTTGAGTACCGTCTTGATGTTGTCCGGCACGTCGTCACGCTTGACCGCGTGCTTGATCGTCTCCGCTGTCATGTCGGGCAAGCCGGTAAACCCGTTGGCCCGCACCCAGTCGGATATCTTCTCGCGCTGCGTGGGCTGCAGGCCCTCGCCAGTCATCCAGTCTGTCGTGAGCCTGACGCACTCGGCCGCGAGCTGCGCCTTGTACTCTTCCACCACGGCCAGGATGTCATGCACAGCCTTCAGGTCAACGGCCCAGCCGCGGTCGTTGATCTTCTGGTCAAGATGGTAGAGGCGTTGCTCGCGTGCATCCAGATCGGGCAGCGCCCAGTCGACGCCTCGCTCCGCGGGAGTGTCCGCGATGCTATAGCAGAACATGGAGATCCATTTATCCGGTGCATTCTGCATCGTGTAACGTGTAGCCGGGTCCGCCTTTGTGGGCCGCTTCGGCTTCGTGACTTGCAGCATGGCGATACGGCCGCCGTCGTCCTTGCCGGGCAGCCCGAGCGCCTGCGTTGCACCGTCCAGGTTTCGCGGTAGGCCCATTTCGGCGGCTTTGACCGCGGTGCACACCGTCTGCTCGATGCTGATCGGCGGGATACCCAGCTTCTTGCCGGCGACACCGTTCGTCACCACCCGCTCGAACTGCGCGTTGTGTGCCCGAACCTGGCCGCCAGCGGTAATGTGGGCTGCGATCTCCGCCGGCACCTTCGCCCCGGTGTGGAGCACTACGTCGGGGAAGCGCGCCTTCACACCCGCCGTGATCTCGGCCGGCACCTCGTCATACGGTATCCACAGATGCACCGGACCGTCGTCGAACGCGAAGCTGGCGGAGATGATCTCGGTTGACGGGTGCTCGGCGTACCGGTACACGCCTGCCGCTGGCAGGTCGCACTCCGAGAAAACCTCATAGTCCAGATGCAGGTTCATTTAACGTCCAGGTCGTCAAGGCCGCCGGGCATTCGCGGTCGGTCCAGTTCCGATTTCACCTTGGCGGCGAACTCGGTGTTGCGCCGTTCCTCCGGCGTCATCTGGATCTTCGGCTTCTCCTGCTTCACCGGTTCGATGTAGTCCTCGGCCGTGATCGATACTATCTTCACGCTGCCGAAAGGAAGCTGGCCGAGGATGCGCATCGCCAGCATTTGCGCCATCGTCATGCTGTCGGCCTGCACTTCCACTTCGAACTCACGCAGGAACTTGGCTGTGTACTTCTTCATGGTGCCCTCCTAAGAAAGTCCCCGGCCTTCTCCCGGCCGGGGACAACCGCACTCCGTACGGAGCCGGGGCTAGAACGGAATGTCGTCCTCCGCTACAGCCGTCGAGCCGTGGGGTGCATCACCCAGCGCCTCGAACTCTTCCTCGGCCGAGCGGCTGCCGCCGCCGCCGCCGAACGCCGGACCGTCCTCCATGAACTGCACACTGCGGATGTTCATGTTCAACCCGTTGGCGCTCTGCGGGCGCTTCGCGCTCGGGAAGTACACCCACGGCGAGATGCGTGCACGCACGTAGCAGCCGCTGTACGGACACTGCGGATCACCTTCCACCACCGGCTCGCCCTTGCGGTTACCCAGTAGCGGCCGGTTCGTGTCGGCGCACTTGATGTAGAACATGTCCTTGTAGCCGTCGTACACCTTGGGCAGGTCGTTCCCGTTGCCGAAGCACAGGATCAGTCCACCCATCCCCGTTGCAGGGTTGGCCTTCGGCCAGTTCGCACGGTCCCCCCACTTGGCCGTGACGGCCTTCGCTGCGGCTGCCTTCACAATGGCAATCTGCTTCTGATGCTCGACGTTCGACGGGTCGAGCAGCAGCGTGCAGCTAAACTTCGCGGTGCCCTGCGGAACACCCTGCGCGTTGCGACTCTGCTCGGCCCTGTGCAGGCGGGCGAACGCCAGCCGTGCACGGGTTATCACGATGATCTCTGCTTGCGGTTTTGCCTGTTCAGTCACAATCAATTCACTCCGTCGTTCAGATTGATAAACGCTTCTTCGGGTCGGTCCGGCGCCCGTTCGTATTGCGCTTTATATGCAGCCCGGACGCTGCAGCTATCCTTTTTTCCGCAGAACCGACACCACGGTCCGGCGGTCAATTGATTGGTTAACTCGCCGGCCAAGAGCTTCTCGGCTCGGGGGCGCACGACGTCGTAGCCCCATTGCAGCAGGTGGCCTACCGAGACTTCTTCGCACTCCACCTCAGCGGCAACCCCGCGCCGGGGCTGGCTGATACGGTTGATGAACTTCTTGAACTTGTATATCCAGTCGTACTTGAAGAACACGCCAAGGTCGTACAGCTTCAACTGCGGGTTGTCCTTCGCGGACACCTGCACACCTTTGCCGCCCTTGAAGTCCGTGACGACACACGCATCAAGGTGCGGCCGTGCATCGTCCAACGTCCCGAAGCCGCCCGGCACCAGCTCGTCGTAGTGCACCCGCTCTTCGACCAGCGCCGGGCCTGGCAGACATTTCACCGAATCGACAAATGTGTCGACTGCCTGCAACATGGCTTTGCCGACCTTAAACTGGAACGCGCCGGACTGCAGGATTTTGCCCTTCCAGTGTGATGCCGGCTTGCCGGTGTTGCGCACCCACTCGGACAGCGTGTGCATGCACGTGCCCTCGGCCGCATACTCGGTCTGTCCCTGACCTATGCCACCCCCGCAGTGCAGCCAGCGCTCAGCACTGGATGGCCCCAGTACGGAGTGAGCGCCTTCCGGTATCACTATAACGTCGCTCATCCGCAACCCCTCCCCACGAGTCCCTGATCCCGGCTGTCGGTGTAGTCGCGCCAGTGCTTCCACCCTTTGGGACACCAGAATCCCCAGTCACGCCAGGGCTTGAACCGTACCCACAGTGTCCAGATCGGGCCGGACGTCAGCTCCACCCTGTGCGGTGTATCCGCCTTGCGGTAGTACGGAACGAACGGCACGCGCAGCTTTGCCCGCCGCGGCTCCCATCCGTGGGAGAACACTTCGTGGTAGCACCCGGTCAGCAGGATCGATATGTTCCCTGCCGAATGATCGTGGAGCGCCCGGTCAGAGTCCGAGCGCACCCAGCGGTGCAGTGCAATCTGCATCCCGCGCCACTTGAAGAGATGCCACCGCAGCGTCTGCGGGGCATCCCTCGGGCCGATCACTAGGTCAGGCGGTCTGGTCTTCGGCATACGTTGCGCGGCCACGGAATACCTGACCTGTTCCGGCCAACACGTAGCGCGCCACCGTCGGGTCAAGCTTCTCCCGGTCACCCACGATCTCATCGAGAACGTCGGCGACAGACGGCCCTACCAGTAGGTACTCATCTACGGTGCGAGGGTTGACGGTACGAACGAACAATTCGACTGGATACACACTCATCGGATTCTCCTATGCAGCGGTGACTGCTTCAGCCAGCAAGTAAGCGATGACCGATGCCTTGTGGAGCCTCAACGACTGGCGCAGCTTGTACTGCGGGTCGCGCGTCGGCGTGAAGCACATGAGCTTCCCGTTGGTATCTACGTACAGGAATACGCCGCGCTTATTCGCGTACCGGACGAGCAGCGCGCCAATCGATGGGGTAACCATCTACTTAGTCGTCGGCAGCGCCTTGAGGGCCGCAGCCACCTTGCCGTAGTTCTCCGGCGGCAGCGCCTTTAGGGACGGACCCTCGATGCCGGTCTCGGCGTTCTTGGCCTTACCGCCCAACGCCATGACCGCCTTCTGCACGGTGTCCTGCCCGGTGCGCCGCTGCGTCTCGACGACCAGCGCCTTGATGTCCTCGAGGGTCAGGGCCTTCTCCGGCTCGGCTGCCGGGGTGGCGAACGGGTCATCGTCGACCGGCGCCTGCGTGGTCGGCAGTGCCGCCTTGGCGGCGGCCACCACCAGGCCGTACTGCTCGACCTTCAGGCTGGTCAAGTTGTCCGCGCCGCTGACCTTCTTCAGCACGGCCAGGGCGTTGTCCTGCGTCGTGGCGGCCTTCAGCGCCGTCAGTGCCCCCCGGACTTCCTCGAGGGTGGCCACGGGTGCCGCCGGAGCTGCCGGAGCGGCGAACGGATCGGGCTCCACGGCCGCCGGAGACGGCGCAGGAGCGGCAGCAGTCGCTTGAGCCACGGCCCCCTGGACAGGACGGCCGCGCCCGCGCTTGGCCGGTGCCGCTGCGACAGGTGCCTCGCTGGCGGCCGGGTGGCTGCCGGCAGCGGCGAGTTCCTCGCGCACAATGGCGCGGACGATGTCTTCCAGACTCATACTGTTAAATCCTCTTGTCGGTTTGGAAAATGGATGCCCGGCCGGGCGTGCCCCCGGCTTCCTCAAGTTCGGTCTGCAGCAGCGCCAGCGCCCGCCAGGCCAGCTTGGCGCTGTGCCGGATGCCGTCGGTGTCAAGGGCGCCCCGGTCGGTCAGGTGCTTCATGATCTTGTCGGCGTGCGCGGTCGACTTGCCGCGCGCCCAGTGCATGGGCTCGCCGGGGTTGTGCTGTTCGTTGGCGACAAGGCTGCACGTCGCCACCGCGGCCAGCGCCAGCGGGAAGTAATCCAGACAGCCGGTGCACAACGGGATACGGTTGCGCGCCTCCGCGTCGGTTGGGAGTACGATTGTCATGAGAACGTCCTCTGCAAGTAGTTGTAGCTCAGCGGCATGAGATCGTAGTCCCCCTCGTTGCGCGTCTCGTTCAGAACGACGATGCCGTTCCATTCCATGTCCTGCACATCGCTCGGTCGGTACCGCTCGTGGTGCGAATAGAATCGTCCGCACACCAGTCCGTGGGCGACCTTGTCGGGGTACTGCTTGCAGCCGTACTGGAAGCCCTGCTGGTGGCCCTGTACGAACGAGCCGCCGATGTGGTTCAACCGGTTCGGTATCGTGCCGCCGATCGGACGGCCGCTCAGCGGATTCGGGAAGTAGTGACAAAAGCGGATGCCCTCGATCGTCACTATCTTCAGGAACTCATGGCGGGTGAAGCCCGGTGTCTTCATTGCGTCCAGCGTCAGCAGCCCTTCAAACTTCGGATCGTTCGATACTGCGCGCGTCAGCCGGTGCTCGTGGTTACCGAACAGGAAGTGGCATTGCGGCTTCCACCGTGTGCGGTGCTGCGACCGGCGGCGCTCGATCTCTTTGTTCATCGGACCGACCAACAGCTCAAACGCTGCGTTGCCGGCTTCGATATCTTCCAGCACGTTACGCCCGACGGTCTCGATCGAGCCCGCCTGGTCGTGCGTCGATAGCGACGGCATGTCCCAGTGATCGCCAATGTGCACGACGAAGTCAGGCTTGTACTCGGCGATCGCCTCGCCGGCCCACTTCAAGTGCTCGGTGCCGACGCCTGGCTTTACCTGCGTGTCCGGAATGATGACTATACGACTCACTGCAAGCCCTCGCGTTGGTTCAGCCAATCGACGAATGTCATGATGTCATCGCGTGTCCACACATCCAGCTCCCCTGGCCGGGGCAGCCATGTGCCGAGGTATATGCCTCCGACCGTTGAGGCGTGTATGCACACTGCGCCGACGCCGAATGTCCAGATGACACGGCCGCTGCGCTCGGCGATCCGACGCAACGGGTCGAACTGCGTGTGTGTAACCGGGGCGAACAGTTTCACTCGCGTCTCCCAAGTTGTGTGCCCTTCACCCACTCCCAACAGCAAACGTTGTACCAGCAGCGCCAGCGTGGCCGGCGCTCGGCGGCGTAGTTCAGCGCGGAGATCCACGCCAGCAGAACGTCCTTGCCCTTTTTAATCTGTCCGTGCAAGGCCCACATGCGCTCAATGGCATCTGCCAGTAGCATGTCCTTGTCGTTGCGCTCGAGCCGCTCCACGTAGCGCCCCGCGTGCTCGATCATCCGTGCGGCGTGCGGCGGCTTCGACAGCGCGGCCTCGAACTGTTCCCGTTCGGTCATTGCAGCCATGCTGATGCGTCTCCTGGGGTAACCAGCGATGTGAGCGAGACGCGGTCCTCGCCGTGCATGTGCGCGATGCGCTTTGCGATCAAGCCTTCCAGCGCCCGGCGTGCGTCGCGATTGCGGCGGTCCTTCGTGTCGCCCGACGGTGGCATCTTGGCCGTGTAGCCCGCCACCAGGTCGTCAATGTGCACAGTGCCGGACGGCGCCATGGTCTTGAGTACGTCGTACATCAACTGCTGGTGCCGGCCGCTCGGTCGCTCTTTCCCCCCGGTCGGTGCATCCGGCTGGGCTTCGACGTGCTCGACGACGCAACTGCTCTCCGGCTCGCCGTCCGCATCCACGCCCAGCTCAACCGCCCTGAGCTTGAACGAGAAGGTCGCGCCGTCTGTGCCGTCCTTCATCTTGGTGACGTTGGCGGCTCGGTAGTCGCCGTTCCGTACGATTTCGATCTCGGCGTCGGCTGCCGCGCGCAACCCCGACCAACCTCGAGCACCTCGAGTGGCGTCTTTCCCGGAGTGATGAATGAGCACGACTAGCGCCCCGGTCTGCTGGTGGATGAACTTGCAGTGCGAAAGGACAAGACCCATGTCTTCACCGCTGTTCTCGTTGCCGCCAGGCGTCGTCGCGCTAAGAGTATCGATGACCACCACATCGACTTTACCTTGCGACTTGACCCACTCGACGATAGCTTTTGCGAGCGCTGCCGCGTCCTTCGGTTCGCGTAGATTCGGCGCGTCAGCGATGACTGCCGGAAGTTTATCCAGCTCCACCGTGTGCGCATGAGCATACGCCCGGAGTCGCGCCTTAAATCCGCGAGCACCTTCCGCACAAACGTAGACCACTCCGCCTCGTACTGTACGGTTCTCCCGCCACTGCGTGCCGCGTGTAATCGCTGCGCATAGGTCGAGAGCAAAGAAGCTTTTACCGCTCCCAGATTCTCCAAAGACAACAGCCAGTTCAGCGCGAGGCAGCACGTTACGCACAAGCCATTCCAGCGGCGCTCCGCTTGAGAACTCGCTTGCTGGATAGACTGTGAAACGTGCTGGCTTACCTGGTTCATTGCTTACTCCGGCTTCGACTGGTAGGTCGCCAAGATCTTGAAACTCAACTCCCGCTCGCTGTGCGCGGACCTCTGGAATTTCGTTAGCCCATCCCACCATTGCCTTATAGCTAGGTCGATCAGTGATCGGAGTACCGGCGGGCACGCCTGCATCAAGGTGACCGAATCTGTGGCATCGTACGAGATCGAAAGCGCTGCTTTGGCCCCGTGCCGGATCAGAGTCATGGTGACTGTGGAACTTGGTGTCGTCGTCATAAATCACGCACCCCTCGGGTCGTGAGCCGAGCGTATAAGTCCACCTGCTGTTCTCCTTGCCCACGGCTAGATGAGATTGCTAAGTTGTGCCATCGCCTGCTTGTACGAGCGGCGCGGCACATAGTTATAGAGATCCGATACGAGACGGAACGCCACGCTGCTCAGGGCGCGGTAGCGGGCGTTGCGATCACGCAGCGTACTCATGTGCACTTTCAGTTCCTCCGCATGGCCGAGCAGTTCCTCTTCGTAGCGGAACTCGGGGTCGGCGATGTACCTGTCCCACCAGGCATCCGCGCGCTGGAACTGGCGGGCGCAATGCTTGGCCTCGTGGACGTGCAGCGCCTGCGTGACGTACACGTCCGAAGGGTTGTAGATGTCCTCGCCGTGGGCGAACAGCACGCCCTTGCGCGTCGCGGCCTGCGGGAACGCGGCAACGATCTGATCCCAGTTCGGCGGGCGCGCGACGATTATCACGCAGCACCTCGTGTCGCCTTCCGTTTACGGCCCGCGTCGCGCGCGGACTTGTCCATCGCTCGCGCAATCTCGTTAAGCCGGTCGTAAACCTTATTCCAGTATGAGCGGCCCTCCTGAGCCGTATCCCAGACAAAGCCCACGAGGATTAAGCTAGCGGCGCGACGTGCTGGGTCCCCCGGCAGTTTCCATTCACGTGCTGGCTTATCGTAGTCGCTAAACTTGTCGGTCTTGCGCCGTGTCATCCGACTCTCCTGTACGGCAGTTCGAACCGCTCGATCGCCTGGCTGACCGTGAACGCCCGGTTGAACTCGCCGATGATCCCCGGCTTGTCGCGCGGGTCGATCTTCTCGGCAGACGCCGCGTGGACCGCATCGCCGTCCGCCCGCTTAGGCCAGCTCGTCACATCGGTCCAGTCCTTGTACTCAGACAGAACGGCGTCCACGTCCAACCAGTCGCCGTCGTTCACGTGCGAGGCGTGCAATCCGCCGAGCGTTCGGGTGGGGCTATACATGAACTGAGACGGGACAAATGACTCTCGAGCGAAGAGTTCGATTCCAACGTCAACTGCGACCTTTCGAGATACCGCTTGAAACTCATCAAACCCTGCAGGACGAGAGAGCGGTAGTACAACTCGGAAACGAGGCTGTTCCGGTCTGTGAGAAAACGTTGTGTAAATGGCGAATGCGAGTCCACTCCACACACTGCACACATGCCCGTAGGTGTCGATGTTGACCTTATCGAAATCGTACGTGATGGCGTGTCGTGCAACGAAGTTCTCCGAGTCACGGTATGGCGGATCAAACTCGGCCGGGATGTACCAGCCGCGCGCAGCCTTGTCGTTCGCTTCGGGCGGCGTTGCGGTCAACCACTTCGCAAAGTCCTGCCAGTTCACCGACCGGGACTTTTGAATGATCGCCGGGTGGCTTCCACCCATTGAGACGTGTAACGGTCTCAAGTCATCTCACTCCTGTCGTTGTACTGGTTGTCGTACCGCACAATGGCGTCCAGGGTCCAGTTCCCGGCCGGGTCCTTGTCGTCGGCCGGCGCCTGAATCAAGTTCGCCTTTCGGCGCTCCCGACGCAGTTCCGCCCCGGTCGGCCAGTTACGGACCGGCTCGCCGGTCTCGGGGTCGATCGGTGGGGGCTTTGGCATGTCAAGGACTCCGTAGACAACTGGACTCTCTTACCGCTTAGTTACCGACTTTTGCTTTTTTTAACAGGGCTCGTTGCAATGTTTTTACGCGGTCTGCAACAGATTGCTGCCGTATACCCTCTAGGACGGCATACCCGGCCTGCGTCTCCTGGGGTACCCCGATCCCGGCCAGCCGCCTGACCATGTCCCGGTACTTAGGGGGGATGGCTGCCAGGTCCTGCTCGCCGTAGAGCCGCTCGTCGGCCGGATCCCACAACCCCTCGGGCGGGTCCTCGTAAGCGAGCGATGCCTCGATCGAGTCCGACAGCTCCTGTTCGTCGTTGCTGCCGACATGGTCCGCTTCCGGGGTGTCGCCGTGCATACTGACGACCACGACATGCGCGTCGCGTCCGCCGACCATGCCGGAGGCTTCGCGCGCGTTGGCTTTCAATATGGCACCGCACACGTTCTCTTCAAGCCAGCGCATCAAGCCGCCTTCAAAGGCGTTCCAGCTCGGCAACGCTTTCCAGGCCGCAAGATAGGCTTCCTGCATCAGGTCCTCGCGAACGAAATGGGGATCAAAGCCTTCCCGCATACAGCGCCGCACGGCGTGCTTAATCATCGGCGTCATGATCTTCCACAGCGCCGCCCAGTCCTTCTTGTCGTAGAGCTGCGCCAGCTCGCTGTTCGTGTACTTACGCATATGTGCCACCTGTCAATCGACCGATGGACCCGCAGCCCAATGCAAGCCGGGGCGCCACATGAACCTCCCGTGCTGGACGCGACGGGCCGCGGCTGCCGGCAGCAGATGCCCGCGCATACGCCGAACCATCGCAGCCTCGCCGAACCGGCGCAGCAGCCGCATATAGATCCGAAGCAAGATAGCCTGTTCAAGTGAATTCATTGACCCCACCCCATAACGTTTAGTGGGTCAACCTTACGCCTAACAGCGCGCGCGCACTAGACTGCTTGACAGCGCAGCGTGCGAAATGCGTCACATAATCTGAATGCAAGTAGCCGCAGTGTTATTCGGGTAGACCGACCTCGACACCCGACGGCCGATGCCGTTCCAATGCTTCGAGCAGTACAGCCCTGGCATAGCTGATTGCCTCGCGTCGCGGGTCATCCAGCGGCACGTGCTTCAGTACTTGGTATGCCTCGTACACAGCCAGCCTCAGCTTGGCCGAGCGTTCGGTTATCGCTTTCATTTCGTCCACCAGCCCCTCGAATGCGTTCTTTACTTCTATGGTATCCACTAACCTTCTCCTGGTTGGTTTGTCTGTTCGTTACCGCACATAGATTAAATTCTCTACATAGGTGATTCCAACTACATACAACCGCTTGAGCAGTTGCTAGGATGTCAAAAGTTGAACACGCGATACACCGACTGCTAGACAACTTTACCACGGACCCCCTATAATGCGAACTACGTCACGCTCAGAGCAACGCTTGTGAAGATATATACACAACGGCAATTACTTGAGAAAGCCATTGAACGCACCGAAGGCACCTACACCGACTTGGCCAGGCAGCTAGGCGTGACGCGCCAAGCGATTAGCCAGTTCAAGTACGGAACACCGATGTCGGTTGAACTGGCGGTAAAATTCTCGAAGCTGCTGCCTGACTACAGTCCGGAGTTTATCGTGGCCTGCATTCAATACCACGCGGCTGCGCGACTGGAACAACCGGAGGCTGTGCGCGTATGGGAGAAGATCGTCAGATTGGTGTCGAAAGAAGCGAAGGCCGCCTGACGCACGATAACGTTTGACGTGTTACCGTGTGCCCGGCGGTTATGGCCCAACGGCCGGGTATAGCTACCCGAGGAAACGCCCGTAGCTTTTGGCCACGGAAGCCAGCCAATAAAACGCCGCTCTACTCGTCTAGCCAGTCGCCATTGCCCGAACGGCCGGGTATAGCTACCCGAGGAAACGCCCGTAGCTTTTGGCCACGGAAGCCAGCCAATAAAACGCCGCTCTACTCGTCTAGCCAGTCGCCATTGCCCGAACGGCCGGGTATAGCTACCGGCCGGGCGTCGGCCAGGACATGCGTGAGCTGTGCGTGACACGTGGCCGACAGCATCGCGAACTCGCGCTGCAGCTGTTCATCCGTGGCACTTTCAGCGGCTTGTATCGTGAGGCGCTCTAGCGCATCGACCGCCTTGGCCGATAGCTGAAAATTGAAATCAACGTATCTCATTCGGGCCAGTCCTCCGCGATAGGCGAACGGCCGGGTACGGCTACCGGTTCATCCGCTGAACGGCCGGGTACAGCTACATCATGCGCTCGACAGTGCCCGTGAGGCACGCACAACGCCAGCCATTGCCTGTCATCGTGGCAGCAGCCGCACGGCAGGTATTGCTTAGCGCTCACGATCGCCACCCTCCGTGGCTACCAGAAAACCTAGCACCACGATGATGCACAGCAGCACCAGAATGATCTTAACGAAAGCGCCCATAACGATGCCTCTCCTTAGCCAGTAATGCTCCCACCGCCACGGCAACGCTCCACAAGACTGCGTGAGCGGCGCATATACAGACAGTCATTGCCGCACCGTGTGGTAGCGCGGCCGGCGCCTGGCTCGTTTACGCTTGATTGGCTTGGCCAGTAGCCAGCGGTCGCCTAGCCATTGCTTCGCGGCGGTAATTTTTTGGTCAATGTCAGTCATGGCTGCGGAGCCTCCACTGTGTAGTAACCGATGCGCGCGCCGTAGCGGCGCGGAAAGAAGGCACGGCGCGGGATGACGTGCTGTGTCCCTGAATCGAACTCCGTGCCGCGTGGCCAGCCATTACGCACGGCAGTAGTCTTTATACGAGCGCTGCTGGCGCTCCCCGGAGCCCCGGATTCACCGCGTATCGAGAGCACGCGGCACGGAATGACGCCAGTGCCGGAATCGTAATAAGCGAGGCATCCAACACGTAGAACGGGCCGCGCGGCGTCGCTTGACGCTGTTTTGTCCGCGAGCGTCATGGTTGGTTCTCCTCAATGTTATCGCGTATGTCGCCGCAAGCAATCCAAAGCAGTCGGCTTAAGTTTGCCTCGTGATCCGCACGCTCTAAATCGTCCCAAGCGCCGTACTCTTTTAGCTCATCAGAAACTAGCGCTTCATCTAGCGCATCTAACTGTGCCTGGATGTAGGGAGCCCGCCGAAGCCACTCAATATCATCATCGCAAGCGCCCGAATGGCAGCCGCTCAAGGCATCGGCGCGACCAATTTGCAATTCGATAAGGCCGCTGGAAGTACCCCACCATTCAGAATCCGCAGGCAAAGACAGCGGTGGTAGCGTTAATTCGTGGTTCATTACTGAGATACCTCTACGTAGTATTCATCGGTCTTTTCGTCGTACTCGGCGCCGCACTCAATTAGCCAGCAATCGCCGTCCCAGCGTTTCCTAGCGTTCGGGCATCCGGTTTCGTGGCAGAAAATGCCGTTAATCATCGCCGCTTCGCATTGGTCGCATTTGATGTTCATGCGTGCACCCAATACGCCACGCCGTCAAAATCGACGAGCATATAATCGTGCTGCAATTCGCGTGCAGCCTGATCCCAGTCGATGCATGTGTAAGGCCAGCAAGCATCGGCTTTAATAAGGCCGGTATCCTCCGCGAGCTGCGCGGCGTACTCTTTAAAGTAAGAGCCTCGAATTAGCACCTCGCCGTAGCGCCAATCTGGGGAGCCTGATGCTTCTTCCGCAAGCGCTTCGAGCGCTGCCAGCTCGTGCGCATCTTCTGCGGATAGGCTGTCGCGGTTCGCGCGCAATTCGGCGATACGTGCTATCACGTCCCGCGAATCGATGATGGCGTCGAAGTTACCGATAGTATTTGACATGGCTAAATCCTCCTATGGCCGAATGATTAGCGGTGACGCCAGCCCTTGACGCTGGCGTAGAGCCCGCTGATGTAATCCTGCACAGCGTGCCCGTCGATGTATTCGATGACGCGCGGTGCTGCGAGCTGGCGCGCGCGTGCAAACGCGCGGGCACTTTCAACGGTCGGAAAATACAGCACACCGTCGCGCACTTTGACGTCCTGGCTCGCGTTCCAGTTCTCAAACGTATGGGCATTCATTTGTTCACCTCGCGGTTCCAGCGTTCAATCTGTGCGATAGCGGCACGCTTGATGCTGTCATCATCCCGGCGCTGTTGCGCGCGCCGTAGCGCAGCCTGTGTTTCCGTTTCACCGTTGCCCGAATCGAATGCGAGAAAAAACGGAATCGAAAGCACAAGCGCGCCGATGACTTGTAGGAAAATCATTTGCAATACTCCATGTGAAGCCGAAGAAACGCCTCAGCGCATGCGCGCTTGAACTCGGCTCGCGCCGCGCACTTCACGCGGTTGAATTCGGCCAGCGCCGCGCGGCGCACGCGCTCGTACTCGGCCAGCGCCAGGGCAATCACGCGGTTGAACTCGGCTCGCGCCGCGCACTTCACGCGGTTGAATTCGGCCAGCGCCGCGTAACGCGCGCGCTCGTACTCGGCCAGCGCCAAGGCAATCACGCGCTCGTACTCGGCCCGCGCCGCGCGGCGCACGCGGTTGAACTCGGCCAGCGCCGGGGCTGGCAGTGTCTTGTACGCGACCCATTCCCAGTCGAATGTGGATGCGTGCCGGGCCAGCTCAGGCTTAATATCGGTGCTCTCACCGGCCAGCTTGCGAAATTTTTCGCGCTGTCTGCGGCAGGCGCCCATATCAACTAACTGCTGGTAGGTGATGGCTCTCATTTGCAATACTCCATGTGAAGCCGAAGAATCGCCTCAGCGCATTCGCGCTCGTACTCGGCCTGCGCCGCATCACGCTCGCGCTCGTACTCGGCTCGCGCCGGGGCAATCACGCGCTCGTACTCGGCCTGCGCCGCGCGGCGCACGCGGTTGAACTCGGCCCATGCCGGGGCGCGCACGCGCTCGTACTCGGCCTGCGCCGAGTCACGCACGCGCTTGAACTCGGCCCATGCCGGGGCGGTCACGCGCTTGAACTCGACCCGTGCCAGGGCGCGCACGTGCTCGAACTCGGCCAGCGCCGCGCCACGCACGCGCATGAACTCGGCCAGCGCCGAGTCACGCGCGCGCTTGAACTCGGCCTGCGCCGGGGCAATCACGCGCTCGTACTCGGCCTGCGCCGAGTCACGCACGCGCTTGAACTCGGCCCATGCCGGGGCGGTCACGCGCTTGAACTCGACCCATGCCAGGGCGCGCACGTGCTCGAACTCGGCCAGCGCCGCGCCACGCACGCGCATGAACTCGGCCCGTGCCGGGGCTGGCAGTGTCTTACGCGCGATCCAGTCCCAGTCGAATGTGGATGCGTGCCGGGCCAGCCCCGGCGCGATTTCCACGCTATCGCCAAAAAGTTCGCGAAATTTTTCGCGCTGTCTGCGGCAGGCGCGCGAGGCAACCAATTGCTGATAGGTAATGGTGCTCATTTGCAATACTCCATGTGAAGCCGAAGAAACGCCTCAGCGCATACGCGCTCGTACTCGGCCTGCGCCGCATCACGCTCGCGCTCGTACTCGGCTCGCGCCGGGGCAATCACGCGCTCGTACTCGGCCCATGCCGGGGCGCGCACGCGCTCGTACTCGGCCCATGCCGGGGCGCGCACGCGCTTGAACTCGGCCTGCGCCGCGTCATACACGCGCTTGAACTCGGCCCATTCCGGGGCGATCACGCGCTTGAACTCGGCCCATGCCAGGGCAATCACGCGCTCGGACTCGGCCTGCGCCGAGCCACGCACGCGCTTGAACTCGGCCAGCCCCGGCGCTGGCAGTGTCTTGCGCGCGATCCAGGCCCAGTCGAATGTGGATGCGTGTTCGATCAGCTCAGGCTTAATATCGGTGCTATCGCCGAACAGATCGCGAAACTTTTCGAGCTGATCGGCGCAAGCGCCCAAGGCAACTAACTGCCGGTAGGTAATGGTGCTCATTTGAAATCTCCCGGCCATGCGCCTAGATGAATCACGCACTGATACCGAATGCGTGAGCGCAGGCAGCGCACGGCTATGCGGATGCTACGTTTGACGACTGATTCGAACATGTGCGAGCGCTCCATTAATCAAAGGAATGGTGGACTACAGGGCAACATCGAACGGCTCAAGCGTGATCATCAGATAATCCGGATGAGTGACTACCATGCGCTCAGACTGCTCCAACGCATCTGCGTGCGAACCCGCAACGATGACCTGGGAGAATGTCCGGCCGTTCAAACGTGTAACCGTCAATTTGTAAGATTTGAGCATGATCGGCGCCTGTACCGGCAGTTCGGTTCGCTTATCAACGTACAACATGGTTCGCTCCTAAGTGCGTGTTGCCTGAGCAATACTCCGTATGAAGCCGCAGAAACGCCTCCGCGCATACGCGCTCGAACTCGGCCCACGCCGCATCACGCTCGCGCTCGAACTTGGCCCACGCCGCATTACGCACGCGCATGAACTCGGCCCGTGCCGGGGCTGGCAGTGTCTTGCGCGCGATCCAATCCCAGTCGAACGCGGACGCGTATTCGATCAGCTCAGGCTTAATATCGGTGCTATCGCCAAAAAGTTCGCGGAACTTTTCGAGCTGATCGGCGCAAGCGCCCATATCAGCTAGCTGCTGGTAGGTAATGGTGCTCACGGTTCGCTGCTCCATATGAAGCCGCAGAAATGTCCCGGCCCATACGCGCTCGAACTCGGCCCATTCCGGGGCGATCACGCGCTCGTACTCGGCCTGCGCCGCGCTGCGCACGCGCTCGAACTCGGCCTGCGCCGAGGCTGGCAGTGTCTTGCGCGCGATCCAATCCCAATCGAATGTGGATGCGTATTCGGCCAGCTCAGGCTTAATATCGGTGCTATCGCCAAAAAGTTCGCGGAACTTTTCGAGCTGATCGGCGCAAGCGCCTAAGGCAACCAATTGCTGATAGGTAATGTCGCTCATTTGCAATACTCCATATGAAGCCGAAGGAACGCCTCAGCGCATACGCGTTCGAACTCGGCCAGCGCCGCATCACGCTCGCGCTCGTACTCGGCCCATGCCAGGGCGCGCACGCGTTCGAACTTGGCCAGCGCCGGGGCGATCACGCGCTCGTACTCGGCCCCTGCCGGGGCGATCACGCGCTCGTACTCGGCCTCTGCCGGGGCGATCACGCGCTCGAACTCGGCTCGCGCCGCGCTGCGCACGCGCTCGTACTCGGCCCATGCCGGGGCGGTCGCGCGCATGAACTCGGCCAGCCCCGGCGCTGGCAGTGCCTTGCGCGCGAGCCGATCCCAATCGAACGCGGATGCGTATTCGGCCAGCCCCGGCGCGATTTCCACGCTATCGCCAAAAAGTTCGCGGAACTTTTCGAGCTGATCGGCGCAAGCGCCCATGTCCGCCAATTGCTGATAGGTAATGTCGCTCATTTGCAGTGCTCCATATGAAGTCGCAGAAACGCCTCAGCGCATACGCGCTTGAACTCGGCCAGCGCCGGGGCGCGCACGCGCACGTACTCGGCCCATGCCGCGTCGCGCACGCGCACGAACTCGGCCAGCGCCACATCATACACGCGCTCGGACTCGGCCCATGCCGGGGCGCGCACGCGCTTGAACTCGGCCAGCGCCGGGGCGATCACGCGCTCGTACTCGGCCCATTCCGGGGCGATCACGCGCTCGTACTCGGCCTGCGCCGCGCTGCGCACGCGCTCGAACTCGGCCTGCGCCGAGGCTGGCAGGGGCTT